AGCAGAAGCAGCAGCAGAAGCAGTAGCAGAATAAGCAGCATAAGCATCATCAACATAAGCAGCAGCATGAGCAGCAGCATCAGCAGCAGCATGAGCAGCAGCTTGTTTGTTCTTTTGTGAAGGATTATTTATACATCTTTTTGCTGCCTCAATAGCTTTTCTTGGTCTATCGTCATTAGGGTGTTGATTAGAGAACACCCTAATCACTTGTTCTGCAGCATATACCGCATAACTAACGCACTGCTTATATTCCATTATTCTAACTATTAACCACTTAGCCCAATCCAACTTCTTTTCTTTTATCAATTTCTTGGTTACTTTTAAACCGTCAGTTTCTATTTGGTTAACGAACCATTCTATGACATCCCTATCGGCGTTTTTGTTTTGTAACCATTCTTTAGTTAGTTTCATTTCACTCCTTTCTATTGTTAATAGATACTTTACTTACACAGGCCGGGTAATTCAAACTCCTATCTCCTTACTCAGCCGCCAATAATAAGATACACCACTAACATTACCACTACGCACAGTATGTCTATACGTGAAGTAAACCCTACTACGCAGAGTCTTAAGTGCATACATTAGCTCTTTCATTGCAATCACCTCCTCTCATTAGTTTAGTACATTGTTAATATTAACACCATGGTAAGTACTTACTAGCCTGCCAAGCTAATATGAATGATACTACACCTCTCTTACACACAAAACTGTGACGATATGCATATACCAAGCGCTTTCTTAATAGCTTATACATGGATACCTCCTTCGTTTATATTAATAACTATCGTTAATAATAAACATACACACCACCTACAGTAAGCCACATAATCAACACATCATTGAGATGGTGATGCCTATATAGCTACCGTCGGGCACGAAACGAATACATCTACTTCATATATATATTCTCAGACTCTACATAAATTTTCCTCAATATTTCCCTCTCTATAGTTAATCCTCAGATATTTTTACCTATTTTTTACCATATAATACTTTTTAACCACTAGAAACTCACTTAACTTCAAAGCCCGGGGAAATAATTTTTACATTTGCCAGCATACATTCATGTATGGTGATGGTTTCTCATGTAAATTTTAACCAAAAACACTAAATCCTTTAAACTGCCGGTAATTTTTCTGCAAAAAAACACCCTATATAGACATAATTAGTATTTAATTCATATTGTATTGGTATATAAGTATTTATATAATATATTTTTATCCAAAATCGCCCGCGGACCTCTCCTTATTTAGGTGAGGAGGGGGGTATCGAGAAAGGGCGTAAACCCGTCTAGGTAATGCACAAAAGATCTAGATTTTGAGTAAAAAATTGGACTTAAGACCGTCTTATTGGTAAGAACAAGAGCTCTTATAGGAAGAGATGGAAGAGTTCTAAGGGCATTGTGGCAAAAGGGGCGGAGTGCATCTAGAGATTGAAGAATACAACGATCCCCGGTGTTTCCGGGGTCTTAATATAGAAGTAGAGATTACCTAAGCTGTGGCTCCTTACGGGAGAATAGGGCACTTAGGTAAGTATGTGTAGGGGCTGATTACAGCTCCAGAAGTTAGGCCCATATGGTAGAAAGACATGTTTTAACCATACAGGCAGTTAATACGAAGATTTTGAAGAAGGAGATTATTTAGTTATGGCAGAGAACGAAACAGGTTTAATAAGATGGTTTAACAACAAAAAGGGTTAACTTAGTGAAGTGGCAAAGAAAGTATAGTATAGATATGGAGGAAGCCAGGAAGTTGAATGAAGATGGCTGGTCATTACCTGAACTATCTAAAAAGTATGGTATACCAAGAACTACTCTTAATAGATATTTTCATCAGGATGGATACAAAATATACTTTAATAACCACAAATGTAAAGTGACTAGGTGGGTTGTGAGACGCAAGAGAAAAAATTTCAAATGCGTTAATGCATGGAAAAGAGCCTTGGTTGAAAGATTTGATCACAAATGTATGGTATGCGGATACGAAGCAATCGTAGAGGCTCATCACATTATACCAAGGAATGAAGGTGGAGACACGAGCATCGATAACGGAGTTTTACTATGTCCCAACCATCATGCAGAAAGCCACGCTGGGTTGCTTAACATCATAGCTCTTTCAAAATCCGGAGAATTGCTGGGAAAACAGGCAACTGTCAATCAGCAGCCGAGTCGCATAAGTAGCAAAAAATGGTTAAGAAAACATAAAGCGATAGATGCGAAAGGTTCAGAGACTAGAGAGTTTAAAATTTAAATACCCGCAAAAGTGAGGTAAATAATGAACAAAGAACAAAAAGTCATGCTATTAGCAATGGCAATTGGAGATGGCTATCTTTGTAAAGATGTTGCGTCAAAATCTGTAAGCATTAGAATTAAGCATTCTGCTAAACAAAAAGAATATATTAAATATAAGGCATCACTTATAAATTCTTTTTGTGGAGGCAAACAGAATAAAGTGTACAATTTTCTTAACAATGGATATCCAGGTTGTAAATACCAAAAAGCTCATAAGTACTTTAGGGTCCTATATAAGCTAATGTATAAAAATGGTAAAAAAACCTGTACAAATACACTGTTAAACAGATTGACACCAGAATGTTTTGCTATATGGTGGATGGACGACGGAGGTGTATACCCGAAACGAAGAAACGGTAATATACATGCTTGGTGTGGATATTTAAACACATATAGTTCATGGGACGAAAACATGCTTATAGCAGATAGGATAGATAGTTTATTTGGTGTTAGGCCATTATTGCGACACGATAAGGGTAGTTATAGACTTGAGTTTAATACCACAAAACTAAGAATTTTATTGCCACAGATTATTCATTACAGTATTCCAAGTATGGAATACAAATTTAAACTTTCCACGAGCACCGGACAGCTTAACACGCTGAAGATATAGTCCGAACTGTATAGTGATATACAGATGCGGGGATAAAGAGCCCCGTGATAACAACATGTATGGATTTATTCAGAAAGATTCAGATAGTAAGGATATCTTCGTTCATTTTAGTGCTATTACGATGGACGGATATAAAACATTAAAAACAAATGACAAAGTTAGTTTCGAAGTTACTAACGGAGATAAGGGTCCCCAAGCAGCTAATGTTGTGCTGTTAGAGGCGGGAGAAGCTGTAGAAGAGAGCGCTGCAGAATAAGAATGTAGGAGAAACAGATATGCCTGACAACTACCCTAATGGTAAGAATGGTGCCATGTTATGGCGCAGAATTGCTATGATAATTGCCGGGGCATTTCTTTCTATCAATACAATAATACTCATGACTATTAGGACAGATGTGGTAGATATGAATAATAAAATATTTACCCATCTTACTAATCATGACATACATATCCCAAGGGAACAACTGGTATCTAGTGCAGAGTACTCCATGTTCCAACGCATTAATGAAGAAAAGTTGAGAGATGTAAGCCAAAGCATGAAAGATATCAATAAAACGCTTATCAAAATTGGAGCTACAAGGAGATGATTTTATGGCAAGAATGAGAGGAAATCCATACAGTGGTCAATATTCCCCAGCCAAAGTACCGCTAGGTAAGGAAGACTTGGTAAAGGGGCTAAGGGGTATAAAGGTAAAATCACCCAACAAGCATATGACAACGTCAGAATATAAGTCTGGTCTTAAAAAAGAACAATCTCAAAACAAGGCCGGGTAATATATGTCATCAAGTGAAAGTGACGGTAAGCAGGTTATTCTAAGGAATGACTGTGTTGGACTAAAGGAAAATTCATTATTAAGTATGGTGGCATCAAAGTTGGATGATGGTTACGAAATAACTCTAACCCCCAAGGAAGCCAAAAGATTAATAGTGTATTTGAATAGCCTAAAGCATGGTTTTTCTGCTTCTGTTCCTCTGATATGTACTGGAGAGCAATGTCCCTATAAAGAAAAATGTCCTTTGGGAGAGAACAAGACCTACCCCTTGGGAAAAGGGTGCCCGATAGAGCATGTGCTGACGGACATTTGGTTTGGCCAGTACGCTAAAGATCTAGAAGTAGATCCTGACAATAAAGTTGATTCATCTTTAGTCAGAGATATTGTTTTTTGGGAAATACTAGAAAAGAGAGCCACTGAGGAATTAGCTAAAAAGCCAGAGATAATACGTAGGAACGTGGCTGGATTTCAAGATACTAACGATGGCACTAAGCCTATCTATAGAGAAGAAATGAACCAGATAGTTAATTTTCTAGAAAAGGCCCAGAAACAAAAAATAAAATTGATGAATGCACTGATAGCTACTAGGGAAGCTAAAGCTAAAGATCAAACAAGAATACCTCATGACCCTAGTACATATGCAGCAGAGTTGCTCAAGAGAGCAAATGAGCTACAAAACAAGGCAGAACTAGTACGTCCAATAGACGCTGAGGTGGTGGGGTGATGAATAGGTGGCTAACGCCCAATGCTGGGTTCAGAAGAGTGATGGCCGTTACCGCGGTATCATCTACTCTATTGTTCGGTTCAACAGCACTAGCTAAAGATGTGGGTATTTCTGCTGGAAGAAAGATACAAATACACGCTAGTCAGGGTATGTCAGTCAATAGTAACAACCTAAGGGACTTGGTTGATACAGCCACTGCTGTTACAGACAAAAACCCCTTAACTAGAAAAAAAGCAGCTGATCTGCTGTATAGAACCGCTATGCATGAATCTGGAGGGTTAAAATACTCAAAACAATTGGGTGGCGGACCAGCAAGAAGCGTGTTTCAAATAGAACCTACAACGGCAACAGACATAGTACAGAGATGGGCTAAGAATAAATCTCAAGCCATGGGCGCACTAGAGGAAGTGACAGGGATGACTAGAAAACAATTATTGGGACTTAACAGGAAAGAGCTTGTAGGCCTGTTAGAAACAAATAGTCTCTTTGCCACAACAGTAGCTAGATTTAAGTACATGATGACCCCACACGCCATACCGGAAGGGTTAGTTGCCCAGGCAAATTATTGGGGTAGGCACTATCAGACATCTAATAGTCCTAAAAAGATACAAAGGTTCATAACTAACAATAAACAGTTTACTGCCCAAATCCAAAATGCAATGAAGGGCAATACGCTAAGAGAAGGAAAGACTGCAGGAATAGTAAACAGAGTTTTACATCAAAAAAAAACTAACCACGCTATAAAGAATTTAGTCAAAAAAACATTACACCTATTTAAGGTATGAGGTAAATTATGGCTCCTTACTCATTTGGAAGATTTGCAAAGACAGCTAATTATCTTTGGAAAAACAGGAACTTATCCAAAACAATGCTTTGGGCTGGTAAGGGTGCATCTAGGTTTTCCAGGTCAAGAGCTGGTAGAGCAATGCTTACCGGAGCGATTGGCGGTGGGATGTATGGAACGCTAGATAACCTATATGGTGATAGGGTTAGTGTGGTTGGTGGAATTATGAAGGGTGCCATGTGGGCCGGTATAGGAGTTGGTGTGCAAGCTGGAGTTAGTAGGCTGGGTGGCCTTCGAGGAAGACCGGGTATGCTAAGGAGGCGGTAATTGTGCCTGTAGCAAACGAAAATTTCTCTGCATCTGATATGGCATGGGACTTGACAAAGACAATGTACTCATGGTCTACACTGAGTATGCTTTCTCACGGATCGGCACAGGGTTTTTATGTTCCTGGAACAAGATGGGCTAGTGCTAGGGCAGCTGAAGCAGCTGGAATGTTTCCTAGGTGGAGCACTGGTAAGTATTATGCCACTAGAGCCTCAGAAATGTTATACAAGAGAGGAACAGTGGCTAGTGCAGCTGAAGGGGCGGCTTACTCAAAGTTAGGGCTAAAGAAGTCCTGGAAATTATTCCATAAAGCGTTAGATAGGGGCTCTCCATACTTAGCAAGACAATTGGGCAAGGTGACAATAGCACGAGCTGCCGGATTAGCATTGAGGGGTATAACTGTACATTTTCTAGCCTCAATGGTTGGAGGAGCAGCAGCATCTGCGTGGGGTTCTGTATCAAGCGCTGCATCAAAAGCCAAGAACTTAGATATGGGTGGATATTTTCCAGAAACACAGAGGGGAGTTACATCAAGACAAAGAGCAGTACAAGCCATTAACGATAGTAGATTGCACGCAAGAAGCTCTATAGGTAACGAAGCAACCATGCTCCACAGGTAAGACATTAATGCATGAGAAAAAGACATAAAAGGTTTAGAAGACCTAAGTCATGGAAGATATGGAGATCTAAGGTATACAAGAGAGATAATTACACTTGTGTATTGTGTGGAAAACAAAAGTGTATATTAGATCCTCACCATATTTTACCAAGGTACTTATTTCCCAAGTTAACCTATGCGGTAAGCAACGGAGCCACACTATGTCGTTCTTGCCATATAAAAACTTTTAGAAAAGAATTAAACTACATCAAAGTAATAGTTAAAAATATATTTGGGAGAATGTCAAAATGGAGACTTTTGAAACACTGCAGAAAGCTCTAGATGCACGTAAGGAAAAATGGATACAGAAAGCATTTAGATCTGTAAAGAAAAGAGGTACTTCTGGTAAATGTACTGGAAGTAAATTTGGTTCTAAGTCGTGCCCTTCCGGATCAAAGGCATATAATATGGCCAAGAATATGAGAAAGATATCAAAGAATAAAAAGAAGAAATAGCACATAAAAAGAATATAAGGAAAACATTAATATGCCAGCACATAACCATAGAGTAGAATCGATAGGCGAGCTTAAGAGGAGATTGTTTTCTGACAATGTTTATGCCGACAGTAGTTTGCTCAGAGATATTGACAGGCTTAATGACAATGACTTGTCAGAAAGCGAAAAGTTAAATTCTATAATAAAACAAGCTGAAGCAAGAAGTCCAAGACTGTCTTTGTTTAATGAGTTTTTATCATGCAATGTATTAAGCCAGGTTATTAATACAAAAACATTTCCTAAGTATAAAAAAGGAATCATTGCAATAGCCGCAGAAGAAATATTGAATAATGAATTCGAAATTATACAAAAAATGTGTTTTAATTACGACGATGGGTTAAGGCCAGCCAGCTTGGAAGAAATATGTATAGATCTTGGCAAGACAAGGCCAGCGTTAATAGATGGTTATTATTTTCTAAAGCATAAGAAAACAGGAAAAAGTTTAATATATGGCATTGATTTTGTCAATGGATTCCAGTCTGGATACATCGCGATGTATTCGAACGAAGACACATCTGACATTTCCTCAACGATAATGAAGGATATCCTGGCTTGGGCAAAAACAAATAACTTCCTAAAAGGAAAGAAGATAGACTCAAATGGTAGGTTTATCAAGACTGATGATACTAAGCTAGAAGATGTTATCATAGACAAGGAAACAAAGAGTAGAATAGTAAGTGGTACTGTAGATATGTTCAATAACGTAGATAAGTATAAACAGAACAATCTTCCTATCAAACGGGGGATACTCATGGAAGGTGAGCCTGGTACTGGGAAAACATTAATAGCGAAAGCTTTATGCAATTGCATTGATAGTACATTCATATGGGTAACAGCAGATGACATAAAGTACCCAGAAGATGTCTCCTATGTGTATGACATGGCTAGGGAATTAGTACCAACGCTTATATTGTTTGAAGATATAGATTACATAGGTAAGACTAGAGCAACCTATGACGGTTCATTTGATAAGGTTACTGGAGAGTTGCTTAATCAAATGGATGGGGTAGAGAGTAATGAGGGTATCATAACATTAGCTTCCTCTAACTATCCTAAGGCTCTTGACAAAGCGCTAAGAAATAGGCCGGGAAGGTTCGATGTGAGGGTTAGATTTGAATTACCAAATGCAGATATAAGAAAAGAGATGCTACATAAATTTTTCTCTGGTATAGATATAACTGATATCGATATAGATAAAATAGTAGAATCCATAGATGGATATACTGGGGCATATATAAAAGAATTAGTTACAGCTACAATAATGTTAGCAATAGCAGGCGATTCAGTTGATAGTAATGGTAGTGCTATTGTTAAGAAAAGTCATATTAGTGAAGCTTTCCAAGAACTAGAAAAAAGCAGAAAACTAGATGACATAGAGTCCGAAACTTAGTTGGGTAAGGCGAATTGCCGGATCAAATAACAAAAATTGTAAAATAAGGATCGACTGGCTACCTCACCCAATCCAATATTTATGAAAAAAAAGGGAATACACAAAGTTTGTCAAGACTGTATAAGAGCCCATAAGAAACACTGGTATCTTAAGGACGGTAGTGTTTGGTCTAGAGACCCAACCGGTGTGGAAGATTTATATATATGTTCTCTTATTAAGGAAGATCTGGACCTGAGCGATGAAGGCAAGGGAATGTTCACGACCGACGAACTAAGCCTAGCCAACTATCTATTCAACCCTGTTAGATGGTCTACTGTAGAGTTGGAATGGAACGCCAGGTGGTACCAAGACCAGATGCTTAATTGCACAGCAAGGCGCAAGGTAAGCAGGATAGGCAGGAGAGCTGGAAAGTCCGAGGCCATGGCCATCAAGATGCTTCACCATGCTTATACCAACGAGCAGATTATAGTTCTTGTCATCGCTCCTTACAAGAACCAAGTTGGGTTAATATTTGATAAGCTGGATATGCTTTTGGCTAAAAGCGAAGCTTTAAGATCCTCGATCAAAAGAAACACTAAAAACCCTTATCGGGTTGAGTTTTACAATGGGTCTAAGATATTAGGTTTTACATCTGGCACAAGAACTGGTAGTAAGTCTACTGGTATTCGTGGTCAGGATGCACACATGATATTGATAGATGAGGCCGACTATCTTAGTGAGAGCGATTTTGAGGTAATATTAGCTATACAGGCTTCTCGTCCTGATGTAATGATATGGGCGTCATCCACCCCAACCGGTAAGAGGGATATGTTCTGGAGATTCTGCACAGATGCAGATCTTGGTTATAAGGAGTTTCATTTTCCTTCTAGTGTATCACCATCGTGGACAGCACAGACAGAAAGGTTAGAAAGAGCACAGTATAGTGAGCAAGGTTATGCCCATGAATTTGATGCTAAATTCGGCGATGAAGCAGAGGGTGTATTCTTAAATAAGTACATAGACGCCGCAGTAGATAGATATGAGATGGATAGACTGCGTCGCAATCCAAGATCGTTATACACGTTTGGGGTTGATTGGAATACTGCCAGCAATGGAACAGTAATTGTTATTACAGAATGGAACAAGACATTTAATGATGGTGCTGGAGCTTTTCGAGTTGTGCGCAAACATGCCATTACCCAAGAAGAGTTTACGCAGGTGAAAGCTTGTGAGAAGGTAATAGAGCTTAACAAGATATGGAATCCAGCTGTGATATATGTGGACAGAGGGTATGGGGCCACGCAAATAGAAATGCTACGCAAGTATGGAATGGAAAATCCAAAAACTGGTCTTACAAATAAGGTTAAGGGAATATATTTCGGCGATAGAATGGAAATAAGAGATCCCATAACAAAACAAAAAATCAAGAAGCACATGAAGCCATTCATGGTTAATCTTGCTGCACGCAGACTTGAGGATGGCCAGGTTATTCTACCCCAGTCTGAAGATGTATACAAGGCTGGTCTAGTATCTCAGATGAGAGATTATAGTGTGGTACGTCAAACTGCACTTGGCCAACCGATGTACAGCGATAATAACGACCATACGTTGGTAGCGTGGATGCTTTCAATTCTTGGTGCTACCATGGAATTTAGCGACATGGTTAAGCAGAACAGGGTTGTTAGTATTGGTTTAGCTGGTAGCTTTGGTGAAAAGCAAGACAAAGATTTTAAAGTCAACAAAAAACTTATCTATGAGGAGAAGAAAAAAGTACTTGCAGTTACTCCTCGTTGGACAAATCCACCATTATTTAGAGATACAACATTAAAAAATACACTTGATCATAGCAAGTCTAGGTCAAGATCCATGGAGAAAAGAAGCGGTAGCAAAGTAAAAAGATTTAAAAAAATTATTAACAGGGGCAGGTCAAATTATTAGTATGGCGCGAAGAGATGCCCGGTCTCGTCTCCTCAGTGGAGTACGTCGGTAATTAACCTTACCCCCCGTTTATTATTGGCTTCGCGTCATTCCAAAACATTATGGCACTTAGTAAAAACGATATAACAAAAATCTCATATAAAGCTAGACTAGATTGGTATAAAAAGCGTCTTTATTCTATATCTGACGATGATGCACAGCCTGAACTCCAGGCCGGTGTAGTGTCTGAATTTCTAGATGGAGACGTCACTCCAGAAGAAGTGCTGTTAATCCTAGATGATATCAAAAAAAAGGCACGAAAGCTTGACAAAAGGATTGACATCGACAGCGCAGGTCTTCGGTTGTTGATCGATAAAGATAAACAGCCGGTTGTATCCCAAGCTGTGTCTGATATGGACAGTTCCAGCAATGGAGAGTATATAACCTATGAGTTGTATGTCAAATTGCTTGAACAGAAAAAGGCAGCAGAGGACGAACTAAACCTTGACGATATAATAAACTATTCTACTGGAGACATATCATCCGACTCCATGCTTGTGCAAGATAGGATGTCATCCGGTGCGGCTGGTTACCCTGGTTTGAGACCCGGTGTGCTACCGGAAGACAACTCCCTGGAAAGATATGTCAACAAATATCTAAACAATATTTTTTCATGGAACGAACATTTAAGAAAGATAAGAGAGATATTGGATTATGCAGATGATAGCTTAGATAGAAATACTAGTCCTAAATTTATACAATGGAAAGTAAAAAGGGATGTGTACTACGAAATAGGAGAAATCTCCAACGTTTCTGACGCATGGAAGCACTTCTCAGAATATTATGGTAGCAATAAAGAGAAGCTTGTCGGTGGAATTAAAAAGCTAACCAATTTAACTCCAGACGAACAGACCACTGGAATAACTAAAAGATACATATCCTATACTAATGACTTCCTGAATGAAATAAATGAGATATTCAACATGAATTATGGTGTTGATTTAATATGTTGTTTTGTTTCTTGGGCCGGTGGCTTTAACACGAAGACGCTAAAGGGGCTCAGATCTCTATTGGTATTGTTGCAGAATGGGTTAGTTTTAGATTTTAATGATGCTAACATATCAATAAAAAACATAACTAATAATATATTTAGAAACATAATAACACATCAGTTAGTTTCATTGGTTACTCAAGTATTTCAAAGTCTTATAGATCCAGTTAAAAAATGGGTGAACAATCCAGATCCTAGGTGGCAGAAAATATTTGTTTGTACACCAGTTGATGAATTTGTAAATAATTATGTGGTTAATACCATTGACTATGTAGAAAGACTGCTGGCTAAATTGATAAAAAAATGGTATAAACAGAACGAACTAAAGAACATAGGAAATGGACTTAAATTAACTATCATAAAAGAGCAAAAAGGACTTGGAACATTTATAAACCTTTTAGATCTAGTATCGTCAGCGCTTAATAGATCTGCTATATGCGGAACAGGTTCTTCGCCTACCGGTGAGGAAATAAAGAGATTGATGGATGCTTACGATTTAGGCCCAAGCGAGCAATACAAATACACTGAGGAAGAAAATCCTAACTCCTTTAATAGCTTCATACAGGATACCACCGATAGTGGAGATGAAGATACACAGCAGGGAACATCTGTGAAATCTGAATCTGGCATACTCACCACGTCTGTTGGGACATCAAGAAGCGAAAAGATGGATACCTGTCTACGGAGACTAGTAAGCGATGACAGAGTATTGATTAAGGAATGGATAAACGCCAAAAACCAGGGGAAATAACAATGAATCTATTCTCTATTAGCCAGTCAATAGTAAACAAAACTACAAATAAAAACACTAGAAAGTCGATAATAGTTCCCAGGATAAGTTCTAGGGGCGTTGTTTACGGTTCGGCTACTGGTTCTACCCAATCTAGAGCCCAGTTTGAAAGAGCTGAGTATAACCTAGGTGAGATATCAAAAATAATTGACATAGAGTCATATGTCAGACAAGCATTTGGCAAGCACATAGAGCTATGTTTGAAGGAAGGCTATAAAATAAGTTCTAGGGATGAAGAGGCCACGAACTACATCAGACGTAGATTACGAGAAATGGCTAATGTTTCTGGCATGACGTTTGATATGTTGCTTAGAAGTGTATTGCAGAATTTAGTTTCATACTCTAACGCTTTTATGGTAAAGGTAAGGGACAAGAGATTCTCATCTGGAACACCAATAGGTGGCAATTATAGATCAGCACTAAATCCAATCGCGGCATACTTTCCTATGGATCCTACGTCAATGTTAATTAAGCGAACAGAGTATGGTAAGATTTTAAAATATCAGCAGAAGGTAACTGGAAATCCTAAGACCCCGGAATTTAGAGCAGAAGACGTGGTTCATGTCTATTATGACAGAAAAGAGGGCTTTGCATTTGGTACTCCATATATTATACCAGTGCTAGACGACATAAGATCGTTGAGAAGAATGGAAGAGAACATAGAGATGCTAATTAGTCAGCATCTATTCCCCCTACACCAATATATAGTAGGGACTGAGGATAATCCTGCAGAACTGTACGATGACGGCACAACAGAAATAGACATAGTAAAAGACCAAATAGAAGACATGCCTACTGAAGGAAGTATAGTTACACCAGAAAGGCATGAAATAAGAAGCCTTGGTGCCCAAGGAAAGGCACTAGATGCATCTAAGTATTTAGATTATTTTGAATCTCGTGTACTTGCAGGATTAGGAATCTCAGAGGTAGCTCTCGGAAGAGGCGACTCTGCTAATAGATCTACTGCTACTGTAATAGATAAAATGCTTACAGATAGATGCAAAGATTTTCAAGATGTTGCAGAGACGTTCGTTAATGAGTTCATGATTAAAGAGCTATTGTTCGAAGGTGGTTTTCAGTTGGACGAAAAGGAAGATAACTTCGTAAAGCTAAAGTTTAATGAAATAGATATAGACAGTATGTTGCAAGTTGAGAATCATTCTGTCTTTAAGTACGAACATGATGCTATAACAGAAACAGAGCTAAGGGACCTAATCGGGCTTGATCCAGTTAGCGAAAAACAACGTAGCGACATGTACTTTGAAAGAGTTACAAAGCCAAAAGCAATTATACTAGCTGTAGACGAACCATTTACCTCTGAAGCCAAGGGAGCATTGGTCGAAAAGGTGTCCAAGGAAGAAAAAAAGAAAAAGGCAACTATCAATAGAGAACAACCCCAAAATCAACATGGTACAAAAAAAGCAAAAACAAAAAGCAAAAAAGACCAACTAAAAGCTTTAGTGGACCATTCTTGGTACCTTACTAGGTTAGATGTAGTAGATATGCTTAATGATATCAAAGATTTCAGCAATTTCGATTTAGAAAAATTGCGTCCAATAGCGATGCTTACCTACGAAGATATAAGATTGAAGTTATCTGGTTCTAAAAAGTTAAAACATATAGAAAAAGAATTAAAAAGCATACTAGGAGATTTAGCAGAAGCTATAGATAGAGATATACAAAAGAGACATATGCGTGACGATATGCCATCTAGGGTGGCAGGAATATTTGAGTCGTTACGTTATAGAATTTTTAATTTAATAGACTCTGAGTTTAATATGGAGGTTCAAGATGGGAGCTAGCATAGGTGGTTCAACGGCTGGTGTCGGTCCTTACGATCCGAGCAAAGGTCAAAATGCAGAATATTTTAAACAAGTACAATTAGACCTTAATAAAAGGTATAGCAAAAGTGGGGCTAATAAGAAAAAAAGCCCAGCCAAAGAAAAATAATAGGAGAAGATTATGGGATATGATCCATTGATAGATTCATTGAGGATTAGCGATCTAACAGCAAGACACTTAGGATACCATAATGACCTCGATATGTTCAAGGTGGTTTTACCGGCCTCTGGAGATATAGCTATCAATGGCCAAGTACAGATTAATACTGAGAACTGGCCTAGTGGTGTTCCAGTGGACATTGGGGCTTACATACACAAGGATGGGTTAACTACGGTAGATTTAGACAGGCACCTTACAGAAAAAGGAGAGATGTATAGTGTGAGTAAGGTTTGGCATGACATCGCAGATGCTGAAGCCGTATCTCTTTTAATCTGTCCTAAGCGAGACAACATAACTACACAATTATCATTTACCGGTGGAGGTGAATGGTGGGTAGAATTGTGGGAGAATCCTACAGTATCAGCAAGTGGTGTGGCAATATCGTCACACAATATGGACAGGACAACTACGCACTCTATGACAGCTGAGTTTCTTAACAATCCTACAGTTACTGCTAGTGGATCATATAAGATATGGGATTCAGTGATAGGTGATTTAACCTTAGGGATTAACGCTCCTACGACTACATGGAAATTAAAAAATAACACAGATTATTATGTATGGCTACAGAATAATTCTGGGGGAGCTGCGTCGGCAGCCATGAATCTTACGGCAAACTATACCGGTGTATAATTACGTAGTAAAGCTTGGACAGTAATGTTAAGGAGAAACATATGGGAAAACAGTTAGAGTTATACGACAAATTTACCATAGGGCTGAACATAGAAGATAAGGACAAAAAACTTATGTTGTCTGACTCTGATGAGGTCAAGAAAGACTATAGCTTGGTATGTGAGATAGACGCTTCTCACGCAGGAACTTTGATAAACAATAGAATTTATCCTCCAGAATCCATGCAGAAGGGCATCAGAAGTTGGACTGCTCCATATAAGAAGCCAGTGTTGACTAACCATGATGAAAACTCAGACCCTATAGGTAGAGTTATTAAAGCAAAATATATAAACACAGAAAGATCAGTACAAGATAGTCAGTACAGACCTATACTAAAGGAAAGCGACGGATATGGCTTTGTTAGGCTCACTGTAAGAATAACAGATAAAGAAGCAATAAGAAAAATATTAGATGGTAGGTATGACACTGTATCGGTTCGGATGTCAACTAACCATGCTTTTTGTTCTATCTGTAACTCAGACTGGAGCAAGGAAGGACCATGCGAACATATTCTTGGTACAAAGTATGACAAGGAATTAGCCTACGTTACTACTGGTGATCTTAATTATAAAGAAGTATCTTTTGTCAATATCCCTGCCGATGAGTTTGCTGGAGTTAAAGAGGCACTGATGGTTGATGGTATTCGTTCTGACGGTAACGCAGAGATATCGTTATATGCCGACAACCCTAAGGAAAAGATATTTGTGGGTTTTGATTCTGGTAATAAGAATCTATATAGTTTATTGGATGATGAATCAGGCGAGGATGACGATATTATTCTTCATCTTCTCGACAAATCCAATAAGATAGCACAATCCAATAAGGAGGACGAAGTGAAATTAGAAGAATTAACCAAAGACCAACTACTAGAGTCTGAAGTTGTTAAGCAACTAATAGATGAAGAAGTTGCAAAAAAAGACAGTGGATCTGAGGCTGGGTGCGATCTTAAATTGGATACGCTACAGAAGGAATTTAATACATATAAGGATAGTAGCGTTTCTAAGGAAGAGCATGATAAGGTTGTTGATGAACTCACTAAAGCCAAAGAAGGAGCATCATGTAATGATGGAGCTGACGAATTAAGCAAATGTGCTGGTGAAAAAGATGCCCTCACCGCAAAGATTAAAGAACTAGAGGGAGACTTATCAAAAAACAATGAAGACAATAAAAGATTGTTAGATGAAAGTATAGCGTCTAAGTCAGAGTTACAAAAAAATGTTTCTGAGAGACTATATGATCTTAAGAAATTACTAAGAAAACCAGATGTTGTGGGTATTAAGACCCCAGATGCCCGCGATAGTAAGGTAGAGGAATTTTCACAGAGAAGTTTAGAGTCTCTCAAAGATCAAATTAATGATTTACGATTAGAACAAGAACAACTAATTGCTACAAATCCCTTAAGTGAGCTAGTAGATTCTCCGGCAGCTGTTCATGTTGATAAGACCAACGAGGTCGAAGACATTGCAACTAGCGAGCCAACGACTAAAAAAGAGACTCTCAATAAGCTCTTCGGTAAGGGTGTGTAGTAAACGAGGAAAAAGGAGGAAGTAAATAATGGCTGACAATAGGGTCCCAAGAGGATATGAACGCAATAGTAACTTAGTACGAGAATTCATGGAAATATCTCAAGGAGAAAGGCCAGCATTTGAAGCAAAACCAGCTCAGTATCTTCCTGTATCAGTACAGGATCAATACTTGAACGACTGGGTTGTTATTAAGGCTGGTATTGTAGTAGCTATAGACGCCAGTGGAGATCTTGTGTGGGCAAACGGTGGAGCTTCTCACCAGTACACTTACGTTGCTAGTGATGTAGGGCTTACTATCGATTATGATGATGGTGGACATGACACATACGTTTCTGCGGCAAAAACAACCACGGCTTATGCCCCAGGCAATAAACCAGTAGGTGTAGCACCTTATGATTATTATCAGAATCTTAATCAAGGGTTTGATAGCGCAAGCCCAACTGGGTTAACTAAGTATAACAACTATCAAGTACAGGATAAGGTAGCAGTTCTTTGTGATTACCTAATTGAAGTTCCTATAAAGTCTGGATGCGATGCTTCTGGTACTATTAATCCTGGAGATTTAGTACAGGCAGATATCAATGGTGGATATATAATCTGGAGAGATAACACTGACGATGTAACACAGATTGTTGGTAGATGTATTCAGAGATCTACAGTTGCTGCAGTTGATAATTTAGATAAAGTTCAAACAGTACCTGGGCTTGGTCTTTCTGGCTCTGATACTGGTGGTATACCTCAGCATTTATATGACTACGATAATAGCACAGCTTATAGCGAAAAGATGTTAATTCAGTTAATGGTAGCCTAGTTGAGGTTAAAATATAAAAATAAAGGAGGAAATATAGTTATGGCAGACGACAAGTTGGTAGTGAATGAAGAATTAGTAGATACAATAACTGCCAAGGTGACCAAGCAATTGAAATCTGCAGGCGTAGAAGGTAAGAGTTCTGAATTTTCCGATGGTAAATTGCAAGACAAGTATGACAATACATGGAAAATTTGGCGTAACAATGGTTACGAAAATCAGAATGACCAGTATGATACCTCTAAGAGAGATCAGAAAATTGGTTATAAAGATTTAGTTGATGCTCTTTCTACCCCAGATGCTTCAATACTCATTGGAAGAGTTGTTTCCAATGTAGTTAAGGAAGCCATGGAACCCTTGTTAGTTGGTACTAGTTTGTTACATACTATCAGATTTTCTGCCGGGCAACAGATTACTTTCCCAGCAGCTGGTGCTTTTACAGCTGAAGATATTCCAGAAGGCGGAGAATATCCGGAAAGAAAACTCGAAGTAGCTGGTACGGTTAACAAAGTAGCCGTGTTTAAATCCCGTTTGATTAATTGGGGAACCCTAAGGCGAAAGCTATGGCAATCCACAGCAAGCAAGATCTCAGAGATCTGTGCAGCTGCAACGACTAAGCAATGGGACGCACTTATGTGCGAAGCGATAGTCTGAACTGCATGGAAACATGCAGAGCTCGGCAGAAATGATCGAGCCACACAAAATTGGAACTTACAACAGTTTCAAAGCATCTTCCTGGTCACAAATTAATATGTCCTTGTTGTGGTGAAGATATAACAGGTCGCGTGTAGCAACAAAATTGTACAGCATTCATCGGGAAATCTGGTGTCAAGGTAAGAATTACTGATGAGATGTTACGATATAGTCAATACGATGTAATGAGCATAGAGAGAATTTCTTGTGTGCTCAATAAACCAGTTGAAAACGGTGAAACCCCTAACGTAAAGTCGAGGGCAATACCGTGGGAAGCCCAATAAGGGAACCCGTAGAGACTAAATTTATCGATAACTAATTATTGGGAGAAATTCCATGTTGAAAACAAGCAAGAAAGAAACAAAAGATATCATAGTTGGAATGATTCTTGGGGATGGTTATTTATGCAAGAGAGGCAATAGCGTGCACTATTCTATGTGCCACTCCGGAAAACAGGAAGAATACCTAACCTGGAAAACAAATTTATTAAGTGATGTAACAAAAATGAGAGTGCATAAATACTCACCTATCGGAACTTATTGTGATGATAGAATAATGATTACGTCTACAAGTAGAGCGCATCCTTGGTATAGGGATATATATAATAGAATATATATAAATAACAATAAAAGAATAACAAAAGATATACTAAATTATATAACCCCTCAAAGTTTTGCCATAATGTGGATGGATGATGGCAATCTTTTTCATCATTTTAAAAAATGTACGAAAAAAGATAGATGTAACCACGATAGAATAGGTAAGTATAGAAGCGCTGGATGGGATGCTACATTGTGTACCGATTGCTATCCTATAGAAGATCAACTCATTCTAGCCAAACACTTAAAGAATATTTTGGGAGTAAATTTTAAAGTAAGCAAAACAAGAGATAAGTACAGATTGAGGACTAACGGAACAGAATTTGATAAATTATCTCCTCAAATATCTAAATATATAATTCCTTCTATGAAATATAAAATCGATAAAAACAGCGACTGGCATGCTAAAGGGCATGATGATATAGTCCGTTCTTGTGTGAGAGCACAAGAGTCTAGCAGAAATGTTTAGACCCCATAATTATGGGTAACACTTAAGGCATATTAAAGCTGCGGGTAGAGCACTGGCGCGGCATAAAGAAACAAAGATTTTTAACATGATCACTAATGAAGGTGCTACTACTTTTGATTATAATGTTAACAACCTACAAACATCAGGACGTGATTCTGCAGGTAATGGAAATGCTACAATCACTTTAGATGATTTGTTAGTTATGTATGCTAATATAGTAAGACAGGGTTTTGTGCCTAATGCTCTTTTAATGAGCCCTCTTGGCTGGTTAACTTTTGCACGTGATCCTATTTTAAGAGCTTTTGGTTTTGCTAACGGTGGACCGATCTTCTCCCCTCTACAGGGGCAAGCTGGTTTGGCGAAAAGCTGGTATACTGGTGGAGTTAACGTTGGACCTACGGCGCAAGCCACTTCAATGTCTTCAACCTTCTCTAATGTACCTAATCTTTTCCCAGCACCATTACGGATCATAGTAAGTCCGTTCTGTTCTTATACAGCTGGTTCTGGTGCAACTGCGGCAACAACTGATATAATTATGTGCGATACCAATGAACTTGGTATCCTTGTTGTTGACGAAGATGTAACTAATGAAGAATGGGATGACCCGAATAGAGATATTAGATCTATCAAGTTTAGAGAAAGATACGGTTTAGGTATTCTTAACGAAGGCAACGCAGTTGCCGTTGCTAAGAACACAAGCATTGCTAAAGCATACGCTATTGAAGATATGCTTAATTGGCAGGCTGGTTCTGGCGCGTTACCTACCATAGATCAGACAGGTGTAACTACTACATAAATTGTTTTTCAGTGATCTTGGGGAGGGTAATTCCTCCCCTAGTCACTGGATTTGTAATATATCGGAGGATTTTTATATGAGTGTTGCTAAGAAAGGCAGTAGGGTAAGTTTAAATAAGAAGAGAAGATTATTCTTCTTCCAAGGTGACAAGGGAATTAATTTAAAACCGGGAAAAGAAACAGCAATAATACCTGAGGATATAAGCGATGACATACTAGCGAGAATCAACGTATCAATTCGCATGGGTGACCTATCTGTAGGTTGGCCTGAAGATAAAAAAGAAGTAACCACAGTAGATAAGGATGATAGTTCTGTATTAGATAATGGAAGAAAAAATATAATGATCTACATAGATAGCTTGATGGATAGCAAGAAGCTTAAGAATAGCGAAAAGCTTAAAAAACTAGAGTCTCTATTAGAGGAAGAAAAGAAAGGAAAGAATAAAGGATCAGAGCCTAGGTCTAGCGTAATAAAATTATTCGAAAGATATTTAGACAAACTGGCTGGTGTTTCTAACGTAGTAGAAGAAGGTCAAGAAAAAATAGAGATTAGTTTGACTAAGGGAACAGAATAAAAAAGGATAAACATGGCTGCACCACAATTAAGTAGTAGAATACCAGCAATAAACGCTACTAATATATACTTAAATCAGCTTATATATCTAGTGTTTGATCAAAACGTTGACTCTAGCACGCTGACAGATAACACTATATTGGTCTACAGGTCTTCAGACTATGAGCTTATTGATAAAACGATAGGGTACAGTAGTTCTACCTATACTGCTACTATAACCCCTGATAGTATATTCGATGAAAACACTACCTATAATGTTGTAGTGGTAGGTGCAGATCAATCTAGTACATGTGTAAAGAACGCATCATCAGAGAGCTTAGTTACAACTGCTACTTGGTATTTTACTACTGGTACAGAGTTGTACGAGGCACCAGAAGACACGATTCCAGAAACGCAACCAGACACACCTGTGGCCAGTTCTCCAGTAGCCAAGGTTTTAGAGCCAAGATCTCAAACATCTTTTGCTATTACAAAAACTACACCAGGAAACTATGGTACAAATCTAGGTACAGAGAGCAGCGATCACACAACTGTTACATGGGGCGATAGCGTCAGTGTAAAATTCAATAGACTATTAGCTAGTGGTACTGCTGTAGAGCAAGACTGGATAGCATTGTCTGTTGAGGCTGTAGACGGAGACCCATCAACCACAACAGCAACTCCTAGCGGAACTGTTGCCAACGTAACTGGTGATACCATTACATGGACTCCATCTACGTATCAAGACAATCATACGACATGGAGAGTGAACAACGAAGTAACAGTAACTGTTTCTGAGGATGTAAAAGATTATCAGGGCAACTTACTTAGTGATGACTATGAGTTTATGTTTACTACTTGTTACTATCCTTTGTATAGCACAGTAAAAAAAATAAGAACAGCAATAGGACCATTTATCCGTGATGTTAACGACGATGTTATTAATAGGACGATATACCTTAACTCCCTAGAGGCATATAATATAGCAAATGTTATGTATGATCAGTCTCAATGGGCGCTAAGTTCTCCAACGTTTGCAGCAAAAATGTGGGTATTTTGCAAAACTCAATACGATCTTTTACACGCCAGATTATTAGACATGGCCTCATCGGGTGCCGGAGAAATGAAAAGATTGGGAGATTTCTCAATCCAGGAAGGGACTGAGGTTCAGGATGGCGTAAAGAGTTCTATAGCTAAGGCTTTAGAGTGTAGCAATGCTTGGCTAAAACAATTGTTAGGCAAATACAGAAGGGCTAGAGCAAAGATGGTTATTAAGGGCGTAGCCAATCCAGCAACACCTCCAATGAGAGGCGTTAGAACATGGAGTGTTCCTGAAGATGGCAGGCTCGGGGCAAATAAAAGGACAGAAAGAATCCTTAAATCTCCTGGAGTATATTCTGACTGGAGCTAATTATGAGCATAAAAATTTGGCCTAAGCGTGGTATTGTACCTAATGGGGTACCACTATACGATACTATAGCCGGAGAGACAGAAGTAGATATACGCTCTGAAATGAATACATTTTTAGCTGGAGATGCAAACAGTCCACAGAGAGGTCACTGGGTGTTATTAAGGAGAATGGACAAAGCTCAAAGGTGTTCTTGTTGGAATAAGCGTGGTTCTGGAAATAAAAAATATAGTGATGACTTTAGAAAGTACGATGAGCCTGACGAGAACTGTACTATCTGTGGTGGTTCTGGATGGGTGTATGAAGATGAACTATATTTAGTAAGAAGAAGGATGGTTGCACCGGCCATAGGGCTGGCTGAAGAGAAAGAAAAAACTCCAGTAGGTATTATGAGTGTTTTAGCCATAGTGTATTATTTCGAATATTATGTTAATCCAAAAAAAGAAGACAAGATAATAGAAATAACTAATGATGCTGACGGCAATCCAGTGAGACCATACGAACACCAAGAAATGCATAACGTATCAGTTGCGGAGCCCCTCAGAGACAAAAAGGGAAGAATAGAGTACTGGAGAGTTGCTGTTAAGATGGAGGTATTATAGTGTCTGATTATGGTAGCAGGCTTGAATCTTACACCGATGACTATTATTTTCTGACTAATCTTACAAGGGCAGATATCCGCCAGGCTGATAGAAAAGCGACCCTGAATGATATTACAACCTATATATATCAAAGCTTAATAGATTTTCAGGGAAAATGGATTGTATCTGACAGGTCAGAATGGATAATAGCTATGCCTAACGCCAGGTACTTAAGCGTTAATGATTCTATCAAAAATCTAAGTACTGGTGAATACTATATCATAACAGACATAATAGACGAAAGTACTAATTTAATAAAAATATCTGGAACAACTGCACCATCTAGGCTCAATAGATTAGAGTTGTCTGAGAATAGAATGGTTAACTTTGTTTCAGATTATTCAGAGGAATATAAAGATAAGCCTACCTCAGAATGGGTTGACACTATAACCTTTAGAGTTAACAGGAGAGAGCCTGGAACCATTGGTAAGCACCCATTTGATCCACCATCAGAAATAAAACCTAGAGTTAGGCAAGAGTTAGTAGACCCAGATTATAGAGATTGTCACATACAGGTGTTAGGCCAATGGTTTGACAATCTTCTGCAATTCGATTGTTGGTCCAGAACAAATAATAGGGCTGATGATCTTATAGCATGGTTCGAAGATTTTATGTTCAAATATATCTGGGTTTGGAAAAAAAATGGAGTAAATGAAATACTTTATTGGATGAGAAGAGAAGACGAGGCTGTAAGAAAGTGGAGAAATGATTTAGCAGTTAGAAGTGTTATCTATTATTTTAAGACTGAAAAGATAACAATAATCAGAGAACACGATCTTAAACAAATAGATTTATATCTAGAGCTGGCAAATGCTGTACCTTCTGGGTTTCTTGGGGTCGGGTACACAGAGTTGCCACCTTCTGGTAAAACTGAAATATTAGATGATGGTCTTACAGCTTATGTATAAACAAAAATAAAAGGAGGAGTTAACATGCCAACCTTTGCTAATCTACCAGGCGCAACGGTAGAAGTACTAGACCAGGGGCTACGTATTAGTAGACCTCCCTCTGGTCCCAAAATCCTCCTGTTGGGTATGACTACCTCAACAAATGAAGATGCTAAACCTTATATCCCGTATTCTATCTCTAAAAATTCGCTTACGGATGCGTATAAAACATTCCTCAATTCCGATGGGAGCGTCAGCGAACTATGTAAGGGATTATATGAGTGCTATGTAGCTGGCGGACGTGATATAGAACTAATGAATATATTACCAGTTGGCTCTGGCTCATTGCTTGAAGTCAATGATAGATATGGATATCTTGGAGAAGCCTATGATACCTTACTTAATTATCCTGTTGATATGGTTGTTCCTTTAATAGCCCACTTAGATGATTCAATAACAGCTGACTATCATGGTGGACCAGGAACTCAGTGGAGTTTTGGTTATCAGTTAGCAAATTTTTGCTATCAAGCGACTGTAAATAACAACACATGCTTAGGTGTTATCGGAGTTGATGGAGCTACTACTAGCGCATCTGGAACACCGACATTAACTGAAGTTGAGGACTGGGTAAGTAGCCTAGAGGACTACAGTAATTGTGGTTACTATGATGGAACCACTGAAACTGCTACTGGCACCCCAGGTAATTATTGTTTTGTTGCTAGAACTGATGAGACACAGCCACCGAATTATGCAGGTGGTGATGTTACTGATTCTAAGGGTAATAGGGTTGATATCGGTGCATACATTTCTGTAGTAGCCTCTAATGTAAGGGCTGCTAATGATGCTGCTTCTGATTTATATCCAACTATAGGTTACTATAATGCTGATGGAGCTGCTTCATACGCTGGTTTGATATCATCGTTACCAGCTAAGAGCGCACCAACAAACAAGATAGTTTATGGAGTTACATTACAACAAGGAATATCTCAAGGCCAAGCAAATAGACTGGCTGGTAGTAGATTTGTAACTCTGATGTCAAAACCAAAAGGGATTGTAATTGCTAGCGCAATGACAGGAGCATATAACATAAGCGCCTATTATAGATCTGACTTTGTTCGTTTGAGCACAGTTAGAATTGTACATGATGCGGTTAACTATGTTAGGGAGACGGCTGACCAGTTTATAGGTGAGCCTAATAACGCCCCACAAAGAAATGCTATGGCTACAGCGATAGAAAACGCACTAAAAACTATGCAAGAACAGGGAGCATTAAGAAGGTTTAATTTTAATGTATGGTCGTCACCAACAGATCAGGTACTTGGTAAAGCTACTGTTGAGTTGATATTAGTTCCGGCATTTGAGCTACAGGAAGTTAGAATAATCGTAGCTTTGACTTCTGAATAAAAATTAGAAAAGGAGGGAAGATAACATGCCTGTAAGCGAATATACAAGAAGCTATAATTCTTTCTCTGGTGTAGATATTAAGGCTACATTCGGTGGGAAGGTTGTCGGCGAATTGCAGGGTGTTTCATATTCCGTAACGAGAGAGAAGGCTCCGATTTATACAATGGGCTCTGCAGATCCTCGATCCTTTTCTAGAGGGAAGAGAGGTATTGCGGGAACTTTAATCTTTACGGTATTTGATAGAAATGCTTTGCTTGAAGTTTTTAAAAATATGGAAGATAGGTCAGGATGGTTTTTTGCTCATGATACAGATATTCAAAAACACAATTCTGACGAAGAAAGGGGAAGCCAGGTATGGCAAGATGTGAATACTGACAATTCTTGGCAACCCCCATGGTATCCAGATCAGATACCACCGTTTGATGTAGTGCTTACTGCTGCTAATGAATATGGGCAGATAGCACAAATGTCAGTGCGTGGAGTAGAAATACTCAATGAAGGATCTGGAATATCTATAGACGATATAGTCACCGAACAGCAAATGACCTTTGTAGCGCGGGAAATATTACCGTGGACTGCATCTTATTCTGATGTTTCATCGAATTCGACATGGGCTGGTTCTGGCGGTACTGCTTAATAGACACAATTCCGGGGTCTTAATTGGCCCCGGTCCAAGGAGATACAAATGGGATTCTTGAGTAGCTGGTCTAATGATATAAATAGTTTGGTTCATGCACCATACTGGTGGCCATTAGGCGACAAGGGGTATGGTAACAACCAGACAGAGAACGAAAGGGTAGCTAGGACTCGGGCCATACAAGGTACACAGAGCTATTGGAGTAACAATAACGGTTATTTTAATTCATTCTCTGGTGCTGACATTGTAGCTTATATCCATATACCACCACAAGAAATAAGGGGAGAGGACATTGTTGGTCCTCATTCTACCACAGAGCCGGTCATAGGTGTTTTAGGGACGCTACAAACAATTAGTTATAGCACGTTCAGGGATGTACAGCCGGTTAAATCACTAGGGCATACATACGTATCTGGCTATACTCGCGGAGATAGGACTATAGCTGGTAGTATGATATGGACAACATTAGACCAATATGTTTTATCGGAAGCATTAAAGTCTTCCTATGTTACAGAGTATGATCCATCCACGCTATTGATAGATCAGATACCACCATTCAACATAATAATAACATGCAATAATGAATATGGCGATGTATCAACTATGGGGATATACGGTATAAGGATAATAAATGAAGGAAGCACTTTTAGTGTTGATGATATGATAGCTGAGCAAACCAATACATACGTTGCTTCTGACATAGATATGCTACATAAGGGGCCTCCGTTCAAGAACAACAAGACTGTTCCTGGGCTACAAACTGGTAGTGATATTCTTATGAATGAGTCTAAAAAACGTATGAGCTCTCATAGGAGTGCGTTACAATGACATTAACTACTGGATTCGGAACACAATATGATCTAGGCTCAACTAATAAGTTTGATTTTTATTCAGGATCTCAAACAACAGTTTGGTTTGGTAATATCTTATTAGACGATATCAACTCTATACAATTCCAAAGAGTTCAGAATAAAAGACCCATATATGGGTATGCCTCTCAAACCTTTGATGCTGTAGCTAAAGGTACGATAATGATTAGCGGAAGTTTTGTTATAAACTTTAGACAGAGAGGATACCTATCAGCAATAGTAGATTCAATTAAGAATCTATATGGCAATACTAAGGATAACGGGTCGTGGCCGGAAGTTAGAAAATTAGTTGGTTTGCATTTAAAGAATGGCACATTCGGACCAACCACTACTGCTGACTTACAGGACATAGGAAGTAGTCCAGACTTTTTAGAACTAGCCAAGGCTTACGAGGAAACAATATGGGGAGGAGGCATTGCTGGGGCCGATGAAGATGACAGCACATTAGAAAATCTTGCACCAGATATTCAACAATCTGCAAACATACCGGATGGATTTAACATACTTATAACATATGGTAACACTGCCGGTACTGAAGCAAGAACACTAAGAGACCAGTTACAGTCTACAGCAAAAACATTAATAGGTGTCCATCTTGTGGGGGAATCACAAGTTATCAGGGTTGGTGGTCAACCCGTTATGGAGCAATACGATTTTATAGCAAAGGACACTGATAAGTACATTGGGACCACTAGATAAGTAAGGAGAAGTAATCATGGCAGATAGCCCTTTAGGTATTAATGGGGGACCAACCCAAGAAAAGATTGATGAATGGAAAAGTAAGCACGGAGACGTTTACGTAGCTCCTTTCAGTGACACAGAGAAATATGTTTATAGACCTATACGTAGAGTCGAATACAAGCAAATTTTAGGATTAGGGAATCTACAAGAATCAAAAACATTTGCTGAAGAAAAGGTAGCTCAAATGTGTATTTTATGGCCAGAGATTGATGCAACTAAGCTGTCAGCACAAAAGGCTGGGACTATATCAACGTTGGTTGATTTAATAATGGCAGCGTCTAATTTTGGTATTTCTGAAGAACCGATAAAGCTATAGGAGAGATTTTGCAAATTAATGGTATATCTCATTTAGCAGATGATATACTCTTCTGGAAGAAAAAATACTGTTCTATTTACTATTTAAAAATATCAGATAATATTTATATATTTAGAGCACTTACCCGGGGGGAGTACATAGGGATCTTGTCTCTTAGAGATAATGGTGTTATAGATGGAGAGAACATAATCATCGATAACAGCTTATTATATAAGAGCAATGATAACTCGTTAGACAGCGTATTGGCTGGAGAGATCGAGTATTTGCTAGAATGTATTATAGTAGCATCTGGATTTGCTGAGGACAAAAAGTTTGAACAGGACTTAGCTGTAGAAAGAAATAATATTTCTTTATTGAATAATCAGATTACCTTATTGATATGCAAGGCTTTCCCTCAACTAACACCAAGAGGCTTGGATGATTTAGATTATCCTACTCTTTTGCACTATTTGGCATTGGCTGAAAATATACTAGATGTCAAGTTAGACGTGCAAAAACAGCAAGAAACTAAAACCATAGATTTTGAAAAAGAAAATCAGATGCTTATAGGAAACAAGAAAATTCCTATTACGCGTCAACCACCAAGAGGAGCCACTAGCTAAACCATTAGCTGGACTCCTCTTTTTTTATGCCCATGCCACCAAACAGAGAAGATTATTTATTAAACATTGACGACCAAATCGCTTCTCAGAAGAGACTTGAGGGGGATGGCGGAGGTATAGGTAATGCTCTTCCATTAATAGCTACTGCGGCTGGATTTATCTTAGCTAGAAGAAAGATAGCATTAACTCGTTACTTTTCGTCTTCTGCTAAAAGGCTAGGTAAGGGTTTTGACAGGTTTGATAAGTACGTTTTAAAAACAAAATTATCACAGTCAAGATTTAAAAAAATACCGTCGGTTGTACGTGGTTGGTCAGAAGCAGTACTTAAGCCATTTCCTACTGCTCAAGAACAATTAAATATGGCTATAGCTTCAGCTCCAAAGATGGGGCTTAAGCTTGATTTTGTCAAACTTCCAAGTAGCGTGAAACAAAACCTGGAAGGGTGGACAAAGTGGAATACGTTCATGAGAGGGCCAGCAGCTGGATTGGTTGGACCAAACGCTACACTAGGTATAGGCAAGGAGACTGTTGGTAAGTATGGTGGAGTATTCTCCGGAGGTGTTCTACATACTATAGGAGAGTCAGGGGAAATAAAAGCAAGCGTAAAGAACATGCGTCTTGCGTTAAGAAGCTTGCCAGGCGCAAGAATGGAAGCCGCTAGACGAACTGGTGATGTTGCTGCGGAGCATAAAAATATAAGAGCGTTTGTGCGCTCAGTAAGAATGCCAAGCAAGAGCGTTATGTTAGAAGAAGAAAGACGCTTAGCTTTTGCTAGATACGTAAGAGGGTTTGGTGCCGGTACATCCAAAGAATCAAGCATAAAAGAACTTGCCAAACAAGCCAGCATAATAAGAAAGTCTGCTCCGAAAATACTAACCCCAAAAAAGTTTTTCAAAAGTCAAGCTAGCGGGATAGAGACTTCTTACAAACAAACATTCAAAATATTAGCTAAGCAACAGCTAAGGAGCAAGTCTACTCACGCAGCTTATAGGCTGTATAGAGCCCAAACAAAGCTTGGTATAGGGGAAATGTACTCTAGGCATGGGTCTGGATTATTGCAGAAGGTAGAAAGAACAGTTCGTAAGCTAGGTGAGTTTGGCCAAAAGCATCCAGCATCTGGAATGCCATTCCCTATTGATCCTAGAGTATATGCTAAGCCAGGTATGGCTCTTGGTGGTATGCTTGGTAAAAAACCAGCAGGGGCGTATCTTTCTCCAGCTGGTGGAGCAGCAAAAAGAATAGCTATGATATGGACCGAAGGCACAGCCTTTGGTATGCCACTGGAAGAGACTTTTGGCATAGGTGTATCTTCTCGCTTAAACCGTGTTACTAGTGGAATAGCTAAATCTTTCGGAGCCTCTGAGGGATCATGGGGAGAATATTTTGCTAGATACTTAGGAAAATGGGGCAGAGTTGTAGGCGCCGGTATAGGAATGTATACTTCCTATAATTTTGTTAACTTTCTTGCCAGCCAAGCAACCGGAGGATGGGGTCCTACTGATATTGTTGCTAAAATGTATACCTCAGGAAGAGAGACCCAGCAGACTGCTCTAGAGCTCACTGGGATTAGACGTTTTGCTGAAACGATGGAAGCAGCCTTTCCTGGAACGTTAATGAGCCCAGCAGCAAAAATAGCTCAAGCCACAGCACCACTATGGGCTGCAGCTGCGGGGAAGAAATTTGGTGGTACAAAAGGGGCAAGAACTGGTTTGGCTTTTGGTATAGCCCTTGCGTTGCTTCTTTGGGGAGACATAACACAAACTCCAGAAGAGCTACACGAGATATATACTGGAGAGAGAGATATACCAATAAGAAAGGGAAGGTATTGGCCATTGGGGAGAAATCCTTGGGGTGGTGGAAAGATACAATACTGGAGACCTCATTGGTATCCATTGATGAAAAGCAAGTACCAGTACAAAGGACAGCTTTGGAATTCCGAAGCAGAATACTGGGGCCAAGGTTCACCGCTATCTCCAGTACTGGCTCCAATACTTACTGGTAAGTTGTGGGATCCGTATTATTGGGAAAAAAAGCACTATAAAGACAGGCCATACCCTACAACAGGTGAATTATTTGAGCCAACAATGCCATTTGCATGGTTAGGCAATACAACTATAGGTGAGGTCATAAAGCCACAAAGGCCAATGCATACTGGTTACTGGGGTGTTCCTCAGGGCATGGTTCAGGACAGAGATGTTGTTGCTGGGGCAGGATCAATGCTTGGCATGGGTGAGTTATCTTCCGAAGAAACGTTTCCTGCCATATCTCCAGATGAAACTAAATGGAAGGCCTCAGAGGCAATGTACACGTTAACTGAGCAAATGGGTTTTAGGGGGTTTATGGCTCAGCAGTTAGTTGCGAGGTTAACAGGTAGATCTGATCTATTGCCAAATGGCCCAATTATCCAGAGCGCTAGAAGGGCTACTGGATACGAAAGAAGCTACTGGGATGTAGAGGCTGGCGACCCATTAGCCACAGAGTTCTTACGTAGGTTCTTGCCACATAGAAGAAGGGGTATAGATGAGTGGAACCCTATACAAAATGAAATGCCCGATTGGATGCCAGGCAGTGATTATTATCTAGACTACAAGCACGGTGACCCTTACGTAAAAATACCTATGGGTGAAGCAAGACTACCTGGGGCTGGGTATGAATCGCTTAATAGACTACATTCTGGTGTTCCTGCAACATATGATGCTGTAGACAGATTTATGATATTAGCCGATGTTGCCCCATATTCCAATGAGTATAAGCATTATAGGTACCTGGCAAAGTCAATGACAAGGGATGATGACTATTGGTCAGGGCAAGTGCAAAAAAAGATATCACAACGTAGCGAAACGATGAAAGAATACGAATTTCTTGAGCTGGAACCGTCCGAAGATGTCCCTGGATTTATTAGGCCGGTTAGCACTATATATCGCCATGTGTCTGCATCAATAACTAACGCTGCAGCATTAACAGAAGCCACTCCACTAGCACCAATAAGCAAGTTCTTTCCATATAGAACAGCAGCATCAACGTACAAAGACTATCGGCTATACGGTAGTGAGTTTACTAGTTGGGGGCATCCAATAAGAGATTTTGTTATGCCATGGACAAACAAAGTAAGGGGTAGATTTGCTGATCTTTTTGGAAAAGAGTTTGTTCCTAACGAAGAGTCCCAAAGAAGAGAGTATGAAGAGTACTTCGACAAAATGAAATATGTTAAATATTTACAGCTATCTGGGATTGCTAAGGATCAAGGAAAGATGAGTCTACGTAATAAGTACAAGAAGCTATCCAATAAAACAATGGTTGGGACAAATCTTGACAGCACTTTTCCTATAGCTTCTATTCCTAAACGCGAAAGGGCATTCTTTGATTCATTTGTAGAGGCAGAAGGATCGGAAAGGGATGAAATATTAGCAATGGTTCCAGACCAAATGCAAAAGTTGTATAAAGCCCAATGGAACATGAGAGACAAGAAAGATGGTGCGCCACAGCAATACAACGTTGAAGATACCGCAGCTAGGGATACTGTTGATTTCTTCAAGACCCATCACCTACCTTCGGCTAATTGGGTTGGTTGGCATCCAGACGTAGACATAGATGATGTTAAATACAAGGTTGTAAAGAACGAAGGCATGGACATTCATGATTTCAACTTATGGGAGTCTCAAGGACGACAACTAGAGAGAAGACCGTATGTTCCAACAATAGAAGACATACACAAGAACAATAACCTATCTTCCCTACAGAATATATTGCATGATGAGTTAGTAAACCAGGGGTTTGTAGGAACAAGAATAAATATAGTTAGAACACCATCCAGTGCTGATAATATTAAGTTAAAGCTTAACATAAAACGCAACAGAAAGAGCGAGTACGCTGCCTCTATGAGGGAAACAATATATGCTTAAAAAGAAATTTACAGGATACTCATACTCTGAAGGCAGGCCTGGTGAGTTTAACTTTGAAGAAAACTACTGGATGCCATCAACTCAAACACGTGGACTAGGCCCAAGGATAAATGAAGAGATGGAGGCAATTTCGGCTAGCTCCGGTGGTCGTGGCTGGAGTGAGTTCTATTCTAAGAACGAAGTTGCTGGAAGTGGTGGTGTTAATAAATGGCTATCGAGCCATGCAGCTACTAGAGACAGTTTTTTTAGAGGTATATCTCCAAGGGCGTACTCACCTGAGTTCATGGAACAGCAAGGATATGCTGCTGTTGGTGGTGGGGCACAAGTGTTAGACCCTATGAGAAAAGGAATAATACGTAAGAGCTCCATATCCCAGTCTAGTTTCGCAGAAGAAATGGTAGGTATAGAGAGAGGGTTGTTTACCAAGTATACATCTGGAGGGCATTCATTACCTATATATTCCTATGGATTGGGGCCAGTACCAAAAGGTTCGTATTACATGGGAAGGCCAACGCTATCTTCAATGAAGAAGATATACATGACCCAGGAACAGGCATTGTCTGGAGTACATCAGATGTTTGGGCAAACCAAATATCTTGCTAGTGAAAAAACTGGCAAGCCATTACTCCTTGGTGGTAGAAGAATAACTGGCAGAGTACTGGAAAGATCACTAGAGCCAGTAGCTGAGGAGTTAGCTAAAGCCAAGCCTAGTTCACTACTTAGAAAGTTGCAGTGGATGAGGTTAAGGATAGAAGAAGCGTTCCCTGGTAAAGCAGTATCTACCAAAATGGTAAAGTCAATGTTTGGTGACGATGAATTTTATGAAAGAGCCATAGGCTCAATAAGAAAAACTGCTGGTATTAGTGACAGGGCTGAAGAGTATCTATCCAAGGCCATTGAGGGCATCGGTGGTGAGGAAGCTCTTAAGAATGAACTAGTCACTAGAGGTCCGAGAAAAGGGCAGATAAAGCCAGTTAGGATACCAAAGAAAAGAATAGATGCATCAGCCGCGAGCCAATTCCAAAAAAATATAATTAAAAACATAGAAGACCTGTCTGGCGGAGGACTAGAAAAACTCAACATACGTGGATACGAGGGAGCAAGGGAGCTTGTAGAGAAATCATCAGTAGGTACACGACTACAGCTTTCTGGTGGTATAACCGCAAAGGTAGCAGAATTATCAAAGCCTGAATATGCTACTATTATATCACAGCAAACAAAAAGAGCACAATTTCTTGGACCAGTGATGAAAAGCTATGCTGAGAAGTTTGGCTCAGAAGCGTCTGCCCCTGATCTATTTAAGGTTAGGCTGGTAAGAAGACCCGAATGGTTCCATGAAACTTATCATAAATTTGCCACAGAAGCAGTAACAGAATCAGGCCAATCGCTTGGTTGGTTACAACATGACTATGCTAGAGAAATTGATCGTGGGACTCAGGGGTTGTTAAAGACAGAAATGTTTGCTAGAATATATCCCAAGAAAGGTGAATATTTTGTAAAGGTTTTTCCTCATGAAGCAGCAGCATATAAAACAGTAGAAACAAGTCCTGGTACATTCAAGACAGAAAGGTTTGGATGGAAAGAAGTGCCAGATAAATACAAGCTTGCGTGGACAAGGCCGTTGCCAGGAATGGCTGGTACTGGGAAAGAAGCCGCTGTTCAAGAGGTCCTTGACGATATAGTTCGTGGAAGAGGGGATAAATATATCAAGGCAACTCAGAAAGCAAAAGAATCATTGGTCTCAAGATTTCCTAGAAAACCAATGACAGATTTCATAAAGGACTCTAAAACAATAGAGAAGGGTTTAGCCGGAGGTGCAGCAAGTAAGCTAAAGTATGGCCTAATGGGAATAGCCCTAGCAGCAGGAGCACTGTTTCTTTGGAGTGCTACAAGGTCTTCGCGTAAGAGACCATTAATGGATCCAGGAGACATACCATCTAGTATGTATGGAGAGCCATCGGATAGATTCCCCACAGAGGCCGCTCCGACTAATAATTCTCCAGTAAGAGTAGTTAACAGACAGCCTGGATATGATACAAATGTAAACATAGAAACAGAAGACAATAATAATACTCTTGAATACAATGGGCTTGCTCATACTATGAGTTCATTGTCACGTAATGCGTTGGGTGTAAACAATGCCAACATAGATTTGAACGTAACAGATAATAGCAGAAAAGTTAATTCACATAGCATACAAAGGGAGTTTGCTGAATACCTCAACAGATAATTATGGGCACATATAATCTAGAAGAATACACAAAAATTTCTAAATTAAAACTCTCTGACACAGAAAATATATACGATTTTCTTGCTGAGTATAATCTGTACTCTAATAATTATGATCAATGGAAAAACAATTACAAAAGCAAAGTTTCCCTTCGGAGTTATACTACTGATGATTTGGTAGAAGCATCTCACTATAGGGATCTAAAAACATCTACTGGGAAATCAGACTCTGAGCTTCTTAATCTAAGGTATAACTATGATGAGTTTAATAGGAAGTACGCTGAAGTAAAGAAAGATAGCAAAGACACAGCTAATGACTCAAAAGATAATAATGTTATTAGTGAAGAAAAGCTTCGTATCCAAAAACAAATTGAGTCAAAAGAATTCTCACGTGAAGATAGTTTCTCCATAGGTACTGTTTTTCTTTCTATACCTCCTAGCCAGATAAGCGTATCTGACGAAAGACAAAATTTTAGGTTTGATACATTAAGAAGCGTAGGTGAAACAATACTGTCTTCTGGAAGGTCTACTACAAGAGTGGATCTCGATATTGTTTTCAATGGCCTTGATGATATAAATAACAAACTAAGACCACTATTGGCACAATACAAGACTACACCATTTTTACCAATTAAGAATAGTTATTTAGAAAATATTCTTACCCCGTTTAATATCCAGTACAACTCCGAGAGTAGCAACAAAGATACCATTGTTGAGGATCTAGTTAAGGTTAGCAGCGAAAGCAAGACAGCTGAAAACGATATAACAGGTATACTAAAAAGACTGCAAGACAGAGGGTATATTAGTCAAGAATCAATGATGACACTCGTAGAGTCTTATTTCAAAAACCCCAGTGAGATACCACCAAGTTCCATAGCTGACGAAGATATAAGAGTAAAACCTAATAACGAAAAAACTGTTAGCTTTGCTACTTTATTGCGGAAAGAGATCAATGTTAACAACTCAGATGAGAAAAGCCTTGTAGCTCTAGAGAGAGATATATCAAAACTGGATGGATTACAAAGTAGCTTAGAGGATCTATCAACACAAAGTTCACGCCTGCGAAAAGAATGTTTGCAGGAAAGAATGCTTAACAAGCCAATAGTTGGAGTACTGTCACAACTTTCAATCTCAACTGTACCAGACTTTCCGGAGACGCTTGCTTGTAGAATATCTCTTTACATATTTAACTATGAACCATTCTCTGAGGACTTTGCTTTTATAGCAGATGGAGGAGAAGACAGGTGGACACAGAATGTGTGGGAGTGTTCCCTATTCATTGATTGGTACGCTAGAAGATTTTTGAGTGAAACAGAAGACAATAAAAAACTTAATCTTAAAAAGGTTGCTGGCGATAGCAAAACAACGATAGCATACATAGAGAATATAAGCCCAGTTGATGATAATGAAGATAGCACTGATTCAGTTGCTACTGATGAGATGGAGATAGGAGATGGATTAGAAATATCTGGCATATCTATATCCTTCAAAAACATAATTCAGTTCTTGCCGATATTGTCACACAAGAATCCTACGTGCCAATATTTAGGTAGCTATAACACTGATGTATCAATAAACATGTTCGCCACAAACATATCAAAAGTTAATGAGTTTAGTAAGATGATAGAAAAAACTGGTGGAGCATCAAGAACAAATAATAATATAACAAGAAATAATTTCATACTAATAAAAAATGAGCTATTACAGTTTTGTGGTATGAGATATTTTGCCATCAATTCTTTTAACATAGACACGGTACCAGAAAATCCTGGGTTATATTCGTTGTCTATAATGTTGTCGGAATACAAGCTAGAGACAAGAGAGGCCCAAAAACTTAAAAGACAAGGCATAACTAGTGACGAAGAAATTAAAAAAGCTGCCAGATGGATGCTTGACAAGTCTCATAAGTATGCAGCAAATGGTAGATTTTCTGGGCAATATGCTGAATATGGTTACTACTACAAAACATTGTCTAACCAGAATGATGGATGGCTTTATGGCTCTAATAAAGAAAACAACTTGATTATCTCTCACTGGAATGAATGGAATCAAGGGTATAGAGACTGGAAGAAACTATCAGAAGCTCAGCAAGGAATAGAAAAATCAGCATTGTCAAACAAGTCTCCAGCAAACACAACCAATCTTAGTCCTAGCGGTAGATCGTCTATTGTTAAGGACTATTCTCTTGATTTTATTGATTCTTTCAATGGTAAAGACGATGGTCTGCTATTTAATAATAGCCTAGATAGTATAGCTGGGGTTCTAGCTATCGAGCACGAAGATGATATAAAAAAAATGATACTAAACGAAACTGAGCATCCGTTATTAGTACAGCACCTAGAAAATTCTAGGGATGCTGATAGCCCACTAAGAAGATCTTACTGCTATCCAGATTTAGAGTTACCTAAGTATTCAGACATTACCAATGGATTATATTTAAAAAATACATATAAGAAATCTGGGATGGGTGGCAAGCAAGACAGACAACCACTCCAGTCCGATTGGTCAGATGTAGATCCTGATTTTTTTATGTATAAAAGATATCTATGGGAACAGATAGATGGTGATACGAATCTACATAAAGCCATAAAAAGAAGCATGGATACTTTTGAGAAGATGCTTCACAGTAATAAAAATTATAAAGAGAAAAAGGCACCTAGCGAAAAAGATATTGCCAAAAAACTAGAAAACAAAGACATACAGCTAATACCTGAAGATATAGATAGTAAAGAAAAATTTATAAACGATGCTGAGGCGTATGTTGGTCCATTAATGAAACTTAAGAAGGTTGTTGATAGATATGTTGTTGGTAAGGTGGTTTTTGGTATGCTTATAGCCAAGGTTGTCAACGAGAACCTAAAAAAAAATACAGCCAAAAGACAAGAAGTAATGGGTCAGCCAGTATCGACAAAAGAAGACCAGACTGAAAGTGTTATTGGAATATCAAAGATTGCTACGGCTGGAGATGACAGGAGTATTGACGATAGCCAAATAACAAATATAACAAAAACATATAGCTATGATAGGTTAAGCAAAGAACACTTAGGTACAATAGCAAAAAGAATAAGAGATCAACAAAAAGATAATGACCTAAGGATGGTTAGGGCATTTCCAACATTTAAATTATATTTCATTGAAGAGGATTCAGAGGAGTGGGGGTTATATGATGATCCGTATGAATACGGAGCTATTAATAGCATAGATATAATTAAATCAAGAAAAGAAGCAGCAGACACTGCCGTAATAAGTTTGCTAAACACATATGGTGTTCTCGATTCTTCAGATTATGGTTTGTATGATGAGGCAACAAAAAATCGTAAGAAAGGACCTACAGAATCTTTTGATATAGATAAACAAGAGACAGCGCTAGAACAACGGATTGACCAGTTCATACTAAAACCAGGAACACGCATTCAGATAAAGATGGGATATAGCTCGGATCCAAATTTATTGGATATCGTATTTAATGGTATGGTGGCTGAGGTAAGCACTGGTGATACCATGAATATAGTAGCACAGGGATATGGAGTAGAGCTACTTACTCCTACATCAAAAGACAATTACACAGAATTCAGGGTAGCAATGTTTAAGATATTAGATAAAGCAGTAAAGAGCCCACACTTATTACATTTTGGAAGATGGGAATGGTTAGGAAAATTTACTAGCCAACAAAAAGTTGCTGGATTGCGCAAGAAGGTAGAGGCTGGTTTTCTTAATAAAGATCTATCTAACTTCCATTGGGAAAGTTGGCATAGAAATCTTCCTGCATTTAGACACTTATATGAATTGCGGAACGACCCTAAGGATGATAATATATACCATCCAGAACAGACGTATTTATACAATATATTTGGTGGAGCAAAGGGTACGTTTATAGCTCAGGGCAAAACAGTATGGGATGTATTTCAGGATATGACTAGAAGAATGCCAGGATACATCAGCGCTGTATTGCCATTTGACTATAGAGCCACAATATACTTTGGTCCAGCAGATGGTACATACTATTACACAAATAGAAAAAACAGAATATATAAGGAGTTTGATTTTGATACAAGAACAAGCACTCCTGAGGAAAAAATAAATGAGCTTTCTATGGTTAGAGGGAAATATGAGATAGTGCCACAACAGAATTTAAGAAAAAACGCAAACATATTGGGTAGCCATCTTACAGATATTTATAATAGTACCAGCGATAAAAAAATAAAGAAAAATATAGAATCTGTAGTATCTTCTATCTCTGGTGGAACTAGTTTCTTGCAGGCTTCTTCCGAAAATGCTATAAACTTTTTAGACACTACAGCGCTATCCAATCTTAACAGTAAGAATGAAAACGATCTAACAAAGATAAATGCTGTGAAGTTTATATCTAATTCGTTGGCGTCTGGAAAGAATCTTGACTTTAAAGGGAGCGTTAAAGGAAACACCATATCTATACAGTACGAAAGCAATGAAAATAGATATTCTGATAGCAATGGAAAGATATACACTGAGACAGAGCTTGTGAATGACTACAATGCAGTAAGGACTGAAGAATACAATAGAGACCAATATAGAAAGTTAGTAAGAACCTATCACTATAAGGACAGTGTCCACCATATAATCGCTAACAATATTGTTGCTTCTGACCAATATATGTATAACAAAGCAACTGTGCGTTATGGTAGCGATAGTGAATGGGTTAACTCTAAGAGGAAGGGACAATTAGGACCAGCTGAAACAGTATCTGCTCAGGCAGACGATGATATATGGCCAGAGAAAATAAAGGAACAAAAAATATCAGAAAGAAATGCTCATGACATAACATTGGCGTGGCTTTATTCCCTAAGCAATCTATGGCTAGGGATGAGAGAGATGTATGTTGGTGGGCTTACGCTACTTGGCGATCCGTCGATCAAGCCTTATGATTTTGTTTTTATGAATGATTTTTTTAATGACATGTATGGGCCGGTAGAGGTAGAGCAAGTAACACATCATTTTAGTAGAGATACTGGTTTTGTTACTACAATAGTGCCAGATCTGGTGTGCTATGTAAACAACATATTATCAAAAGGGGCAACACTAGTGGCTGGATCATATTCTGATGCATTATCAAGGAGAATGGATAACCTAAGAGTCCTAGAAAATATACCATTGGGAAAGATGTCGCCATTTCGTTTAGGGCACATGTTACCATTTAGTTCTGGGACTATGTGGCCATTCCGTTCTATACAGAAAGTGCCAGAGCTATGGGCAAGATTGATATTTTCTTTATCTGCTTTATCAGTAGATAGAAGAGAGCCAATAAGTTTTACTCCACTACTATACGCCGGCAGACCATATATAGCCGGAATAGAAGGATTTAGAAAAGATACGTTAGTAGAGGCTATAGACGGATTCGTGCAGAGATTCGATTTGCGCAATAGAGATACAGTCAAGTATATTAAGTCTAGATGGACTTTGTTCACAAGAAAGCTGTCCGATTGGTGGAGTCGCAAATGAGACCAATAGACGCCATAAGAGGAAAGATAGACAATGATTTATTTAAATACCAGCCATTTTCTGTGTGTAGGATTACAAAAGTAGTAGACATAAAAGGCATGGGTTTGGTTATGCAAGTTGCACCATTTGTGTCTGATGATGACAATACAGAAAAAGTTGAGTTTAATGTCATATGTGGTAATAGACCGATGAGATGGTGGGATTTGCATTTGAAAGAAAAGTTCTATGCTTTAGTGCTAAATATACCTCAAGACAATTCTCCAAGCTCTATAGGATTTCTTATACCACAGACATTTATAAATTCTTTTGATGAATGGGACAGGGATGACATGGATGATATAAAGGCTCAACAGATAGAATTGATAGACGAAAAACTTGGTGCATAATGAGTATAAATTTTGAAAGATTATTTTTTAATACCCACGAGGGAAAAGTTGCAATAGCTAGTAAAGATGCTGAAAAGGCGTCTGCGGTTATTATAGACGATGACAATGTAACAATAACAAGCAGAAATCTTGTTAATGGTATACAGGTTGGTGACAACGGGATAACCATACAGGGTGATTTGTATATGACCAGCAAGGGCAAGTCTATTAAGAAAGCAGAATACACAGAGAATCCTAACTCATATAAGTTATTTACTCATACTGAAACAGTAATGGCAGAATCATTGGTAAAGGAAGTAGCCTATAAAATGGCAGGATCTCAAGGCCTAGACATAAGTAGTGTTATAGGTGACGGCAAAATGCCCATTATAACAGACCCTGCCCCAGATGGCCATATACACACTATTAGCATGAAGCATGTTCATAGGGTAGAGCCACAATATTTGTATAGGATACCAGGGTATATAGGTATGTTCAAAGATTTCATGAAACCATTTACAGAATTTATTAATGCTTAGGAGATAAACTATGGGTCTATATGACAAAATAGATATATGTCTTACACCAAGCGGAGATCTATCTTTGGCCTCAGGGAGTGATCTATCTCTTATAGCAGCATCAGGAGTGCTTAAGCAAGATATAACCTTTAGGGTAAGAACAAGCTATGGTGAGTTTGAGCCGCATCCAAATGTAGGTGCAGACATAGATGAGTTAATCGGAGAACCTAACACAAAAGAAACTGCTAAGGTTGGCGAATCCAAGATAGTACATTCGTTAACAGCTGATGGCATGGTTAGAAATATGGATCTATATGTTAGGGGAGTTCCGGTGGCGCTGGAAAAAATAGTTTTTTATATTTTTGTTAATGACGGGATAGAGCAACTCAATGTTACACCTGATTATGTGTTAGACATGGTAGAGGGTGTTACCAATATACCAGGAGAATAAAATGCTATTTAAAAAAGAATATGGAGAATTAGTACAAGATGCTTTATCATTTCTAGAAACTAATACTGATATAACTAATACCAGTATAGGTGGAGTGACTAGATCTCTGATAGAAATTATAAATAAGAATATAGCAGAATATTATGATGTATTAGACATTAACATGGCCATGAGCTTTCTTTCTACTGCAGAAGGATACTTCTTGGATCTTATAGGACAAATGTTTAATATGCAAAGGTTGGTATCGGCCAAAGCAGAGCTAGGGGCGGCAGACAATACACAGCGTTTCTATGTTACTGCAGGTACACTCCATGATAGAATACCAACGGACATAATACCAGCCAACACATACGTCAGAACGAGTGATGGTGTAATAACGTTTTATGTTTCAGAAAATACTGCATTTTCAGTCGGTGACACTGAAGTCTATGTTCCTATAATTGCAGAAGATAAGGGTACTAAATATAATGTTGGCAAAAATACACTGATAGTAACAGACCTTGGGGTGGATGGTGTATATACAACCAACAACAAGGCCATAGCTAGTGGTACTGACACAGAAGCAGATTCAAACTATAGGTATAGATTATCTAACGCAACATTGGCAGCAGAGAAAGCTAACGAGATAGCAGTGAGATTGGCAGCGTTATCAGTTCCTGGAGTATCTGATGTTGTTATAAAGCCCTACGCTAGAGGGATAGGGTCATATGATCTTATAGTTATACCTGTGGAGGGTATTGCTAATAGCGCCTTAGTAGGGAATGTACAGAACGCTATAGACAGCGCTCATGCGCTAGGAGTAAAGGGTACCGCCATATCTCCTACAATTGTTCCAGTGAATCTAGATATCAAATTAATGTTTTTAAGCAATACAACAGATTTTGAAAAAACAAACATAAGGGGCAATGTAAGAACAGCTGTAGAAAAGTATATAGTCAACATACCTTTAGGTGGAGAATTCATCCTGAATGAACTTAGACAACAGATAATGGATGTAGACACAAAGATAAAAGACCATGTAGTGAGCTGTTATTATTTTAGAGAGCAACCTCATTTCTTAGGAAATGTAGAGATATATTGGGATGAGATGTTCTACCCTAATCCAGACTCGTCAGAAGCCATTAGAATATTATAGGAGATCAAATGACTTATCCAATCAGTTGTGATAGAACATATGTTAACCCAGGAGACAACATAGCTGCTAGTGGTTACTATAGAAGCCATGTTACACAAAAGCTGTCTAATATGTTTCCTCCATGGATGCATATAAGAAGCAACAATAGGTCTAGGGGCCAACAGTTTTTTTCATCGGCAGCGATAGATCTGGAAAATCTGGAAGAAAAGATGGATGACGTGTTTAAGGGTAAGTTCTTAGATATAGCCCCAGTTGATGAGATAGATGTTATCTATAGATCTAAGTTAGGCTCCGACATAAACCTAACTGACGCTTCTGCTTCGGGACTTAGGTGCATAACTGCTCCATCAGGATGTGAACCTAGTGGTGTAAGCAACATATGGCTGAAAGAAATAAATAACTTAGAAGAGTTTTATTATGATGTATTGCCTACCAGGCTAGAAGTTATGAGTTCTGGCGACTATGCTTCCAATGTAGATAGTATAGAATGGCATACAAAACCAAGCGGTATAATAGATTTAGGTCAAAAGTATATAGACATATGGAAAGTTGAGCATGATATTTCTTGGTGTTATGCTGATGGTGGAATAAGAAAACAAGACAGAGAATCAATGGGGGACTATGAGTCATACCCTCCAACTGGGTCTGGGTATCCAATAGACATGTTTTATTCTGACCACATGCTATGGTGGGTAGGACATTTAGACAATAAGTATTTTATAAATATCACAAGCACAAGAACTCAAATACCACGAAATGATACGTTAGATTTGCTAGCTGTATTCGAAATAACCGATGGTATTGAGCATGAACCTTCTGGTATAATAATTGACGAAGAAAAAAATATATGGTTATGTGATACTGGTAAAAATAGGATATATGGCTTGGAGCCAAGACATGATTATTTTATACTAGACAAAGATAATCGATATGTGTATTTTAGAGAAAATTATCAGTCGGGTGTTTTTATATCTAACACATAATTAGGAGGTAATAAGCAATGGGTTATCCCGCAGACATTCCAACTTACACTACTAAAATAGATAAGAGTGCAAGCGGGTGGTATGTAAGTGGAGAGTATTTTAACGTACCATTATCATCGCCGTACACAATGTATCTTGACCATGTACCAAAGGATGTTGATACAACACATGTCTTTGCATCTGGCGGCGCTGAATGGACAGAGGTACTTTCTACTCCAACCGCAGCAGGACAATTTTTAGTAGATTACGATGATGGTAAAGTAACTTTTTATTCGACGGATTTAGGTTCTGCCATAGAGGCTAGGTATACTACTCTTGGTGATGACATAATGGCTGAACACGTTAATGAACTCCAAACAGAGATAGAAAATGTAGAAACAGAATTAGGGATAAACCTTAAGGCTGGCTGGCCTACCGTAGGTGGTAGATTAAACACCATGGAGCAGAGAATAGCTGCGAGTGGATTTGATGGACACAGGATATCGTCCAGATCAATAGTGCCAGATGGAATAAGCAACGATATAATGGGTGATAACTGGCTTGCGTCTGGAGCGCCTACGATACTAGACATTAAGACTCATCAAGACAATCATAATGCTGCACATTTTGCAGATTCAATATTTGTTACTCCACCTGGTTCGTGTACCCCTGCCAGCGTACAAGGGCATATAGATTCTCGCGGTGGGGTAGCCCAGTCAGATACCAATCCTCATGGGGTTGATATCAATGATCTGCTTGTTGGAGACCTCGATGTCCCTGGTAGTATCAGCGTTAGAGAATTGGTGGACACAAACAGGGTATGGGCAGAAGAAATATCTTGTAGTGGTGTCTGGATGGGAGTAAATTCTGATGGTCCTAACTCTGACTCATGGTATTATTTCTATAATGACACGTTTGATGGTGAATGGCTAAGGTGGAACAATACTGATGATCAGTTTGAGTTAAGCAATGATATATTCCTACAAGGTAGTGCTACTGCTAGTGGCAATATCATGCCTGAGGCTAGCGGATTAAGAACAGTTGGTAGCCAAGCAGTTACTTTTGATACTGGTAGTTTTGATACAATGTATGCTGCTCAGTATACTACTGGGGCCAGTACAGGGGCTAATGGTAGCTTTACAACTACAGACGGAAAAACAATTAAAGTAGAAAGTGGAATCGTGGTAAGCATAACATAAGGGGTTAGATAATGGCTCGGTCTTATTCTTACGGATATTACAGCACATCTACAAACAAATATAACAATGTAGGCTATGGCTCTGGAGCTAAGTATGGAATTGATTATCCAGCGCCAACGCCGACATCTTTAGCGATACAAAGTGCAGAGTTAGTGAGTGGCACATATACTATAAGCTGGGTTGACCCTACATTTACATGGAACATATCTGCTTCTGATTCAGATGTAATAACATATCAGCTGCAAATAAACTTTGGGGCTAATGATTTTTCTAATCCAGACATAGACTTAGATGGATTTTCGGCTGAGGACCAGACATATCTATTGCCAACCGAAAGCCAACTCTCTCGCGAGGGACTTCATTATGCTAGAATAAGATCATATGACGGACTAAACTATTCTAGTTGGTCTGATGTTTATGAGTTTAATCTATTTGTAAGTAGTCCTTACCCGCCTACAATAGATACAGTTACTTCTCCTGCTGATGATTTCTGGCAATTAATAACTGGCACTAAAGAGACATCATTGCATGTTTTTATACGAAATAATGACGGAGATTGGAGCGAAGCTAGCTACCCTAATGGAATTTCTGGGGTAATATGGCAGTACAATATGCCACTAGTAAGTGGAGATAACTATATAGAAGCAATATCATCCGTAGTTGGATCTACGTCGGGCATTGTGAGCGATATCGTAAGCGCTACAATCAATCTTATAGTTGCTACCACAGAGGCATTTAACGTATGGAACTATTTTGATGAGCTAGGACTATTGCTAGGGCTTGAAAGAAACTATGGAGAAAACAATAGTGATTACAAAGATAGGCTATCAGACGTATATCAGAATCCGGCTAGTGCAACATATGCTGGCTTAAAATATGGGATAGCTAGAGAGCTTGGGTTAACCTACAGTGATATAACTATAGAGAAATTAGATGATTTAGCTAACCCAAATTATTCTGGAAATTTATTAAATGAAGATAACAATGCTATAAATACACCACTAGAGACATATGTATCTGAAGTGTATTCTAGAAACCCTATATTCTGGGGCAACATAATAGCAGATGAGGGGTATTGGGATAGCGTAGATGAAGAAGGAATAGGATACTCTTATTTGCCTCATATTTGGGATCCTGATGCTAGTGGTCTATATGAAAAGTGGCAAAGTCCTGGAATTGGGGACAACGATGATTTATGGGTGAAGGAACAAGCAAGAGAAGTTTGGAACCCTGGAATAAGTGGTTTTTCTTGGTATCTAGATATACATTCTGGTTATTTTTATTCTTCTTATCCATCAGGGGTATTTAACCTATAAGGAACAATATGACAGCTAGCGGATTTCTATATAACGAATATTACCTATACTCTCAAAAGGCTTATGAGTCAGCAAGCACAGGTGTGTCTTACTGTGCGCTAGACCATGCTGTTACTCAAAATGCACCAATAGTTGTCACATCATCAGGGAATGAAACAACTACAGCTCAAGATCCTTGGGCTAGGATAGGTGGCAGTGGTAAATATACCAAGGTTGGTTTTGGTGATTTCACGCTAACACCAGCTGGCGTGTACGATACCTCTTTAGATGAGTTTGCATTGCATCCTGACTCTAGTGGTAAACTGGTTTTTAACAAAACGTTAACTGAAAATGTTTTTATAGAATATGAAGCAGGACCTAGTGGGTATTACACATTAGATACTATAGACATTCATCCGGCCAGAGGAGAAATAAGGGAGGGTGGGTTCATCCATTACTCTACTATAAGTTCTCCAGATGCGCTATACTTAGCTACATCACAAAGCTCATTATGGGCAGATGGCTATAGAAGAGCAGAGCTGACAGCTACACTTTATGATGCCAACTATGATAGGGTGGCTGAGGCACCTATAGTTTTTGAGATACAAGACGTTGGGGACTATACAGAGTTAGGGTACTTTGAATCAGCAGATGGGACAGTACAGGCTGCAGATGGCAGTGGATACCCTATCGAGGTAATAAAAGACACTGACTCTGGTGGCATAGCAAGAATAAAGTACTTAGCTACAAAATACAATACTGGAGTACAAAACATAAAAGCTTATTATCAAGATGCATCTGGTATATATGATATAGTACAAATACTACAGTACTATAGCACCTCTGAGCCATTTGTATTAGATAGATCTTTATTAGACATGTTAGATTATCTAACATAGGAGGAACCAATGGCTGTATATAGTGGTACATATGCATTATATGAAAAACTAGCCTCTGCAAAAATGAATGCTATGGTTGCAGCAATTAACTCTCATACGCATGACGGCACTTACGGTGTACAGGTTAATTTTACCAACGTAGCAGGAACTATTGCGGCTAGTCAAATACCAGCGAGTGTCATAAGTGGAACCATGCTAGCTGCGAGTAGCGTAACCACGTCGCACATAGTTAATGGTACTATACAAATAGATGATGTAAATACAAGCAGTGTACATTTATCAGCAGATGGATATTGTACATACGCACCATAAGGAGTATTAATGTCTGTAACCTTTAGAGTAGGACGACACATTTCACCATCAGGGTTTGCTTTGGCCATGATAGACGTGCCTGGGCTTGACCCAGAAAGAAATATATCATTAGTAGACCATTCTTATGAGTGGGAAGAGAATGTAGCCCAGCTAGATTCTTCTTTGGTGGAGTCCTATGTTGATTCCGGTGGACACATGCCAGCGTTAACTGTGATTGATTTTGACGTTACGAATGTGACAACTCCATCAACGAATGACAAGGATGCTGCACCTCTATACTTTAACCATATAGGTAGATTCTACCATTATACATATGGAGAGAATCCTACAAAACAGGTATATATTACAGATCAAAATGAAAATATATTGAAGGGCATAAACTACATAGTTCGCGCTGAAAGACAGATGAAGAATGTGTACAAGATAGAAGTATTAACAGATTTCAAAAATACAGAATATGTGATTTATAAAGTAAGATACAATAGATGCAATATAGACGGTAGTACAATCTATCCTAGCTGGCATGAGTCACTTAACGCTAGGCAGTTTTTTGTATTAGGTAACCCCCTGATAGCCACTGAGCAATACTCATTGTTAGAATTGGGAGATGGACTATGGAGCTGTGTTGTTCCACCAGTCCCTACACTGTCTGAGCTTATCAATTCTATTGGTATTTCCTTTGAGGCTGCTCCAACCACAATTAAGCCAGACCTAGCAATAGTAAAAGAATATGCGCTTGGTGTTACTGTAACATATACTCTAGATGCCACCAGTACAACTACATTTAGTATTAAGAGAGATAAAACTAGAGATGGTGCTCCAGCCAATGATTACCTTACATCGTCTACTGCTGACACTTGGGGTAGCCAAACAAATTTTACTATAGGAACAACGATAACAGGCATCCCTGGAGTAAGTGTAGATGTTAATTCAGATAATTATTTAAAAAATGGTGATAGGGCCACATTCACTGCCATAAGATCGTATTATTATCTTAAGCCAAGAGCGTATAACTCTATATATTTAAAAAAGCCTAACAATGCAGACATAGATGATAACTGGTACTTACAGGTTAAGAATGGAAGGTTCAGAAGAAGAATGCTAGCTGATGGGTCAGCTGTGCCATCAGGACAAGGTACCATGTGGGAATACGCTGTTCCAGAGTACAATACACAATTATGGAGCATGACCCATGGTAAACCGCGCAAAGATGTAATATCTGAAAGGCCAGACCTATTAGGTCAGCAGGAAATACAGCTATACAGAACTCCTGTATATATAGATCCTAGCGATGTATTATACAATAGTGACGATCCAGGGTTTCCTCCATCAAGCTATATGCATATTAAAGTAAATGACAGTTCCTTATCACAGAACAGCATACTTGATTGGGATGTTTACAATGGAACAGTAAAGGTAGCTCAGATATTAAATCATAGGGATGATATAGTAGTTGACTATGCATATGAATCAGACTACTATGAGTATGACGGTTTTGTTGGTAGTGGGTATCCTTTTCCTACAGGTGAATCGTTACCATATCTTGAGCTAGATCTTAATCCTACTCCGGGACATAGTTATGGAATGTACGCCTCTGGTACAGTAGCACATGTTTTTTTAAGACCATATATTGACATAGATGCCAATGAAGTTGTATGTAGCGAATCGTTGTATCATAATTTTACTGGAACACCATCTGGTTCTTATGATTTTAGGTTAGGTAGCGTTTCGGTAGGGCCACACTGTAAGGTTGCCGATGTAGAAGTTACTGATGTTCGTACTAGGGGAGGCGGATTAAGCAAGTCTGCCATCCAAGACCTGGCAAATGTTGAAGAAATACAACCAGAAGCACAATTCTATTGGGATGTTGGTTATTTTGACGGCAAGGCGTTTCCTTCCAATGGAGTATTAGTTATAAATGTGCCAAAAGTATTATTGCAATCAAATGGTGGTAGCTTCGAGGAAGATGAAATTAGGGAAAAGATATTAAAGCATATGGCTCTTGGAGAATACCCAATAATAAACTATATATAATATGAGATATGACTACATAACAACATATGAAGCAGTTGTGCCTAGTGCTAGTGGTCTACACGACGTTGGTACATTAAGCACTGCATTCGCATCTGGTGTTTTTGATAACCTAGAAGTTGGCAATAAAATCTATGCTAAGACATATTACGGTGATGGAAGTAGTCTTACTGGTGTTGGTGCTACTCCTGGCGGTTCAGATATGCAACTACAGTATAATGACGGTGGAGATTTAGGCGGAGTAACGTATCTTACATGGAACAATGGTTCTGTTGAGTTAACACTAAGTGGAGATATGCTATCAAGTGCAAGTGGCGTTCCTGGCTTTGGTTCGTCATCAATTCCAATGGGAAATGGTTATTTTGACCTATTGAGGGTATACGATGGCCCCAGCAACGATCAAGATGTTGTGCCTAAGATATATGTAGATTCCAGGTTGTTGTGGCAAGAGTCTGGAGGAGACGTAGAATTAATAACAGCTGATGATCTAGACATCCAAAACATGCAAATGAAGAACATGTGTCTAGACAATAGAACTTCGGATCCAGTTACGCCATCAACCGGGTTACTTTGGATAAGGACTGATGTATAATGTCTGAAGTTGATATAGGCCTGAGAACAATGACAGCGTCTGGAATCTATGCAGTTGCTGTTGATGATGATCCTAACCCATACCAACTGAGAGTAGGCAAGAATGGTTTAGTTTATGGGGTAATCTTGACTGAGCCAAACGAAGACAAGTCATTACCCAACAGGATAAGCGCAAGTGGTGTAATAAAATGTTTCAAATATATAGATGTGGCCCACAGGGGTTTTATCGCTGGCGGAGGATGGGATGGTGGTGGTGGATCAGATTACTCTCTTCAGGATTGCGACAGATTCAATGAAGATTCCGGTGTCTGGGAAAGTAGGACCGATATGCCATCTCCCGCAAGAAAGTTAGGGTCAGCTTTTTCATTGGGTTATACTATAGGTGTTGTGGTCGGTGGATACAAAGATGTTATCCCTGCCCCACTAGATCTTGCTATTTGCGACAGATATAACGACACATTGAACTCATGGGATAGTAGGGCTGCCTTAGATCATGGGACTAGAGATGTAAATTCTTTTAGTCTAAACAATAATAATGGCTATGTTGTCGGTGGTATAGCAGCTGGGCCATTTAATGATTGCGATGAGTACAGCAATAATGATGATTCATGGTCAGTCATGACTAATATTACGTATGCGCGCTATGCTCACGCCTGTGCAAATATAGGAACTAATTATGGCTTTGTTATTGCTGGCAAAGCTTCTGGAGGTGAGGATACTAAGAGCTGTTTCAGGTATGACAAAAGCAACAATACCTGGGGAACTATGACAGATTGTCCTGAGCCGGCTAGGAAGAGGCCATCTTCTTTCACAGCCAACGGTAAAGCATATATAACTGGTGGGTTCAGGAATGGTGTTATTGATGATTGCGATGAATATGACAATAATCTAAACTCTTGGTTATCAAGAACAGCTATGGCCACATCTCAACAGGGTGCTGCCGGCTTTGGATTAAAAGGCATGTATGGATTCAGCAATGGTGGGTATGACGGAGTTAGTAGTGCCTCTAAAAGTGTAAGTAGATACTCAACCTATACTGACTCATGGGTATTTAGGAGTGATTTGCCAGAACCTGCTCGTGGTGGATCGTGCGGAGGAGGATTTAAGTTAGAATGAAAGATTTAAGTTTATTTAATAATAATTACAATGAATTGTTTAAGGATCTTCAGCTTAACCATTCAAAATTTCAAATACACAACTTTATACTTGGTGGTGATAATGGGATAACAGAATGGGGGAAATACAAGCAAGCTTTACGTGAACTACATAAGAGAATAAGAGGTATGAAGATAGCCATAAATGATATAAATAAATCAAAAATAGAGATAGAAAGAACAAAAAGAAAAATAGCTAGGCTGGAAAAGTATAGGCCTGAAGATTATGACTTAGACATAGCTGTGGCGAAGATAGATTTAGAAAACAATATGATGTCTATTGCTATTAGTAGCAGATCGCTTAGAGAGGTATCTAGTGAAGCAAAAGAATTTTTTTCAGCGGTAAGTTACCTTAAGCCTAAGTTTACGGATATAACAGAAAATGAAAGATATGACCTTGATAGACATTATTGGGATACTAAGTTTTCTACAAGAATAAAGTGGTATATTGACAACGGGAGACAAGTGCCGGATGAACTCATAGAGGTATTTAATTGCAAAGATCTAAGTATTGATAATACATTAAAATGTTTGGGGAAAAATGAGAAAATCTTACATTGAATCATATTACAGTATAATACCTAAGATACAACAGGACAGGTTACTTCAAATATTAAAAACGAAGTATGATGATGCTGGTGTGTCTCCTGACGATAAAACGCTACAAAACAAACTAGAGGAATTAGTCGCTGAGCTTAAAAATCCTCTAGGTAATCCGTTGATACAGCTTAGAAAAGCAGAAAAGTATAGTAAGGTATCATCTGTGGATTATAATAATACCATGGAAGAGGCCTATGTTGATTTGGGGGCTTTGTTCAAGCAAAACAATACTATAAACCGTACCATAAAAACACATAAGCTCATCAATGACGCTACGTTAAGAGATGTAAGGTCGGCATTGCGCAAAGTAGAAAACGACATAATGGTATACAAAGTTATCAAAGAAAATAAGACCGGGATAACAGATGCAAAGTTTAATACCTTTTATAAGGATGATAATCAGGCAGAAGATGGACCATATAAAGCTTGGATTGATACAGACACAAATTCACTGAAGTTGCCATTTGGTATGGACAATTCTACCCTTAGTATAAATGGACTAGCTGCAGCAGAGATCAGCATCTCTAGATATGGTGGCGGTATAATGGGGACGCTAGAGACAGAGGAACACCGCAAGGAAAAAGCTATAGACGAAAGCATGCAGACATTCTGGGGCGAAGTAATACTTACTGATGAACCAATCCGACAAATATATAATGGCAATTTAGAGTTTGGTACCATATGCGAAGTTACAATAAGGTTGTTTAGGACCGAGCCTATAAACCATATAAAGATATTGCCATTCACTAACTACCCGCTTAGGATATTCAAAATAGAATATAGAGAGGCAATCGCTGACTCTTGGTCAGAGCTAGATATAACAGAACAAACATCTGTATCGGCAATAGAATTTAATTTCACAGAAATATATGCCAAGGAGATTAGGATAGTAATAAACCAAAAAAATCCTAGTATAAATACATATAATATACCAAAATATATAGTAAACAATGCTCAGATGTGGCAACAGATAGTAGATAGGGAATATTCCCTTTCTACATCTACCAATGCCCCAATCCAAGCCACACAGGATATGATAGATTACATAACTGGGTTCAGGGCTTACACTGATGAGATAGAAAAATATAAAGAAAAGACTAAAGAGTTGGGCAAGACAGAAGATAGTGCTGGTAGCAGCATGTCAAAGACAATATTCAAAGCTACCACCCAAGAGATGACAAAGGCGTCTAAGGTTGGTGCAGAAGAATTGTCTATGGATATTTTGCGAGAAAAGGATGATCCAGACAAAGAACTTATCGAGGTAAGAAAATACGAGTACCTATATGGAGCGTATAATATAGACATAAAGCACATATGGTATCTAGAGAGAGGGGAGTATGTAAGTCCTCAATACAAAGCCAATGGAGCTATCCTAGAAACCAGACTAGACGCAGTGGAAGTTCTCCCGTCTGGGGCGTCAATAGAATACCAGGTAGCCACAAGAAAAGATGAATGGAAGAACATATTGCCATCTGGACACTATATAACAAAAGAAAGAGTAGACATAGACCCACTTACTAGGGTAGGAATATTGCGGTTCCCAGCAGAATCAAGCCCAGTTGGCATGTATAGGAACGATGAGGATATGCCTGCTGTTGATTGGACATATTCTAGCTCTGATGGATCAGTGGCTGTTGCTTCTGGGTGGTACAACGCTAGTGCATCATATACTATCTCTTATCAGCCAAAAGGAACATCAGATGTTACTCCTAGCGGAGTAGTCGTAAGCTTTGCTAATGATTCACTAATAGAAACTGAAGAAACATTCACTGACAACTCCACAAGACAATACAAAATAGAGCTATCTCACTATCCATATATAGACTACGACGTAATAAACGACACAGCACAGGCTGGTAAGTCTGGCCCGGGATTTTCGTATGAGGCTGGTAGATGGCTTAACGTGAGTGGCTTTAATAAGTTTGATATAGAATATGGATCTTACTATGATATGTTTACAATAACTGTTGATGGGCATGCTGCCGAGAACAGAACTGACTATTATAATGATATACGGCCAGCACTTACGTCATACAATGCCGCAAGCTACCCAAATTTTGAATATTTTCACAGTGGGAACAATGTATATTTCAATACTCCGTTGGACGGAAGGGAAATAAAAATAATATATAAATACCTTAATGATTATATACAGCTGAAAGCTCTATTACGTAACAATATAAGGAAAAATATATCGGAGACACCCATTTGTAAAGACTATACTTTAAAATTGAGGACAATATAATGGGAAATGAATACCTAAGATTAACTGACACTAAATTAAATATAAAAAAAGCAGAGAATCTTCTGGCTGTAATTAGTGCTAAGCGTAAAGATAAGCTAGACAGAAAAGATACTCAGAGTGAAAACTCTATATTTACTGCGCTATATAAGGCATTCAAAGATTTTTTTTCTAACCTTGGCAAGCCAACATTAAAGCTACGATATCAAAAAAAAGAATCTCCACCAGTATCAAGAGACTACAATGATACTATGCAGGAATTACATGATGATATAGGTGTGGGATACGCTGAAGAAAATTCATTGTCTTCTGTTATGGTAAAGAACTTTAATTATGGAGAAATAGAAAAACAAATGCTTACTAATAAGGTAAGGAAGCTAGCATCTAAATCTATAGACTATTCATTCTATTCAGAGGGGGCAAAGTCTAATTCTATATTTGGGGTAGATTCTCTTGTAGATAATAGTAAGATAGATTTCAGTAAGATAACTCCTGGGGCACAAGAAGCAGAGTTAATCTCACATCAAGGAGTTATAACGCTAAAAAGAATAAGCAACACCAACAGGTCTCCTTTGGTGGAAAAGGTTACAGGAATACAAGAATCAATACCAGATTGGAACCCTCATTCTCAGACTGGAGGGTATGAAGGATTGTATTACGGGCTCAAGAATGAGTCTAGGCCAGAAGGTGGAAATTGGCACATATCATACGCTGAAGATGGGAAAACTCTTTGGGAGAATGGAGCAGCTGAAGAAGCTCTAATGGCAAGAAGGTTGCAAATGTTTGATGATACCCCAGATACATTCTGGGAAGTAGAAATGGTTACCAACCCAATCCAAGGATATCGTAATAGATACAGTGGAGACCAGATAACTGCAGCTGAATTTAATGAACTTGTTAACAATGAGATAAACTCACCAAACATAGAGATAGTTGGCGATACAGTAGTAACCAAAGAGTATGGTAACCTTATAGAAGATTATATACCAGTAACAGAAACTAGTGCCAGAGAGTTCCTTTCTGTTAGCTTTACAGTGCATCTAGAAAGAACTGAGCAGATGAACTGGATAAGCTTGTTGCCTAACAACTTTGGTAAAGAACTTTACATGGAAGTACTATCCATACAAACCTCTGCCGACGGGGAAGTGTTTGAAGAACTAGAAGGTTTTGATGACCATGAATATGATATTGTTCTTACAAAAGAAGCAAACCAGGAACTTACACCTAGTATGGTCAAAGATACATTGGCACCTGACAGATTCAAATTCGCAGGACAAGGCATATGGGTATTTGCGGCAAGAAAAGTAAAATGTCTAAAATTTATTATACGTCAAACTAGGTCATACAACAAACCATACGATGTTCTTATGGTAGAAACAGAACAAGTAATAACATCAACTACAACAAAGAAGAAGTTCTTTGGCGGAGCTAAAACATCAACGTCAACACAGGTAGTAAAAAAGACAGCAGAGATACCATATCTAATAGGTCTTGTTTGCGGGTTTGATGTTCTAGATCTTGAGCCTGGCGCAATAGATATAGGAGGATCTGATAGCACTGGGTTAGCTAGTACTATTGGAGCGGCAGCTGGTGGGATAGCTGGGTTTATGTTGGGCGGATTAGTAGGTGGACCAATAGGTATGATAGCTGGTTTATTGTTAGGAGGACTATTTGGTTCGTCAAAAAAGACAGAAACAACTGTTGGTCCACAGACAATAAAAAGACAATGGGTAAAAGCAAAAGAAGATAAAGCAAGATTCGCAATAGGGATAAGAGACATTAACATGTATGCTTATAAGTTTGCAGAAACGAGCGAAGTTGTTTCTGAGCCGTACACCTCTCCTAAGCCAATATCTAAGATAACGTTGGCTGTAGATGAACAGATACCAAGGGTATTTTATACATCTGCTGGTTTATCTGGCACGGAAAATGAGTGGATAAAGTACTATGTATCGGCTGACGATGGTACAACGTGGTATAGGATATCACCAAAAAATCATCGCACTACAATTAGCACCGATGGCATAAACAATATACCAGAGGTAATTAATATAAACTCTGATATAAGCCCAGAAGCCAGAGATAACCCGTTATCTTATGTCGACATAGGGTACCCTGTTTATGAGGTAAGATTCAGGGCCGTGCTTAGCAGACCGACAACCATAGCTGACGCAGAGAGCTATACGCCAGTTTTATCTAAGTATGCATTACAAATATATCCTTTCGGAGGTCTATAATAAATGAGTATAGCATCCAGACAAGTAAAAAAAGAAGTCAATAGAATCATAGAAGAGAGAATGAAAGAGGGCTATGTTCCGACTATGGAGCACATAGTATCACAACTAAGCAAATTCTATAAAATGATAAGCGTTGGTATGCCATCGTTCAAATTACGCACACAAAACTATAGGAAGGCATGGGATATTGACAAGTACAATGACAACTTAAAAGAATTGAGCAATGACTTAAACAATCTGTATGAGGAACTAGTAGATCAGTTCACTATAATACTAGAAGATTTTGATTATTACGACACTGAAAGACAAAAACTTATGCATGAGATTAAAAAACTGGAAGGAAACCTTGATGATCTTCTGTTGGTAGCGGAGGACACTGAAGGTTATCTATACTCATTTCATGATAGTTTTATAGATAGAAGCAATATAAACTTAGAATATTCTACTTGTGAAGTCAATACAGACGCGGGGATAGTAACCCTGAGGGAAAGTCGCCAAGGAATAAAAAAATTAGACATGTCACACTACTTTGATGTTGTGAATTATCCAATACTAGCAGACGAAGAATATGCCGACAACATAATATCTAACCATCTTATGTTGGATAGCAAGTTTGGTTATGCCTTTAGTGACATAAACACTTCGTGGGCACAAAGCATAATTAGCACAAAAGGTGGGGCCTTGGTGGTGTCTTTCATTGTAGACCTAACACCTAAGCTTGATATGGGTACATATATTTCTAGGATAGAGATGCGGGGGCAATCATCCAATCACATGAAGGTTGAACCTCTATGGTCGCTAGATAATATAAACTTTAAGAGATTACCTATCGGATATGGTGTAGGAAATAAGCTAGTAACTGACAACAAGAAAACCATATGGAACTTTGAGGAACTAAGGGCAAAATATTTAAAGTTTGTAGTAACTAAGGACATAGAAGACCAGATGGCAGCTAGTGAAAATATATCAACATACCTATACACGGTGGGATTTAAAAATATTGAAATCCTAGAGATGGCTTATAATAAAACGTCGACATTATATTCCAATGTTTTTACAATGGAAGATCCTACCGGAGAAGAAAGTACTATAGATAAAGCTGTGCTAATAACAGAAGAGGATATACAGCCAGAAACAAAAATAGATTATTACCTATCCCTTGGTGAAGAAGGCGAGGATGATCCTACAGAATATAATTGGGTTTCAGTTAGTCCAGTAAATTCACAAGAACCAACAGAACAGCAACTTGTTGATTTTAGACATGTCTCATTCTTTACTAATGTTCCAGACATACAGTGGGACGAGTCTAGCTATGGGGCTACTCTAGAGTCTTATAAGGGTGTGGATTTTTATAAAGTGTATGAGTTTCCGTATGAACCAGTTAGAGATAGCGTTGAGATCTATAGAGGAAAAAACAATTGGCAAGTAACTCCAAAGTATGATGTCAAGAGGGTTGCTATTTACAATGAAGAGCATTCGTTTGATATCGGTAGCACTATAACTTTGACATATCCTACCTCTGCTGCCATAGATGGTGAAGGACTGATAAGGGGCTCTATCGTAGTTAAGAGCGAACCTGGAGAAAATCCAGGCTATGTATATGTAAATTCTAGTGATTATGAAGTGAGCTATTCTACAAAAATAATAACTAAGACTACTGGTAGCAATATATCGGACGATCCACAGTCTCCATCAAACACTGTATATGTGGACTATAAGTACGATGATGAAGAGTCTGAGCCAACTGAGTATACTACATATATATATATATTGAACAGCGATGGGCTAGATATTAACATAACTCCATTTACCGTTGCAGAGCAAGATGCTGGAAACTTTACAACTATAACTACAACCGAGGGAATAATAGATCTGTCATCAGAAACATTTTTTCATATACCACCAGGCTGGCATAAAGTTGTAACGACTGCTGAGCCACGTGAAGATAATGATAGATTCTATAGTGTTAATGATGACAAATATTTATATCAAAAAGTGTATAGACAATTTGCATATGCCGAGAAGTTACAAGAGGTTAGCTGGTTTGAGTTGAAAAACAACACATTAAAATCAAATCACTCTAGGTTCTGTGTTATTGATTATGATGGCGATAGCAATAAAGAAATAGTGGTAAACTATAAGCCACAAACGTCACTATGGTCCTCTTCTTCAGATGACATGCTTTGTCCTGATGGGGCTGAGACATATGTGTTGTCATACAAATATATATCTACACAGACAAATGATATATACTTAAAGGCTGTATTATCAAGAAACGATGATTCATCGCCGATAACAACGCCTACACTAAATTCTTACACTATAAAATTGGGGTATTAAGGTGGCAGAGTATCAAGACAGATTAAATAATTTCTCTAAACATATGCTAAAGCGAGATGGTGACCTGAAGGATAGGGCCGTAAGATGCTGGCACCTTGGATGCGATACGTTCAGTGCTCCATCTGGATACTTTGACTATGCATATATAGGATCTGGAATATTCACCGATGTATATAGTGCGTCTGGTATATTTACTCATGGAATATATACGCCGTCTGGTGTTTACGATATGGGCGGATCTGGTATTTTTACTGGAGAGTATGTAAAATCTGTTTCTGGAATATTCAGCTATGGGGTATTTGCTCCATCAGGAATATTTGAATATCTATATACTGATGAGTTCCAGCTAGGAGGCACAGCCATTCCAGGATATGTGCTTACGGCAGACGCTGTAGGATCAGGAACATGGCAACCAGCTTCTAGCGGTTACTTTTCGCAAGAATACTCATCTAACACTTTTTTCCAGGTTGATCACAATCTTGGAGTATATCCGCTGGTAGAAGTATTTGACACATCTGCTGGAGAAGTATTTTATCCGAAAACAATAGAACACAAGAGTATGGATAGGCTAGACATAACGCTATCTGTGGCCACAGCGATAACTGTATTGTGTTCTTCAAAATAAGAGGTTAAGAATGTCTTTTATAGATAACTTTGATAGCATAGTGACAACGACAAAGAGAAACCATGCCTACTATGGCAAAACAGAGTCTAGCAAAATAGCCTCAACGCTGTCAGAAATATTGGTTGATCTACGGACATCATATGATAAGCTAACGTCCACCGGAGATAGCCTTGAAGTGCTGTCTTCTGGGTACATAATGCCGTCAGGGTATAGCGATAGCATGTTTGATCTACGTAACCAATTATACGATTATGAAAAAAGATTTGAGAAAAGAATATATATAGAGGCTGAACAGGGTCCTGTATACTAATAACGGAGGAAATATATGTCTGTAAGAAAAGTATCAGCGACAGATTGGAATTCTGCGAGAGGAACATTAAATAACCTTATTACTAGCTGTAATAATGTTAACATATCTTCTACTACTGGCACTATAACTCCGTCTGTTCTATTACAGTCGACACAAACTACTGTTAGCAGAACAGTAACTTCTGGCATAGCAATACGTGCAGCTCACTTCTCTGATAGCGATGGTATTGTAACAAAATATAATTTCATGAGAAAATATGATAGCTGTAGAAGGAGACTCTCCAGCGGAGAATGGAATTATGGAAGGACAGCAGTCTCTAGTGATGTTGAAGGCAGAAGGGATGGAAGCTTTACCACTGCCATTCCAGCGTACATAACAGCACCAGTAGCAGGTGGCAAGATACAAAATATAGTATTAAGTCCATCTAGGGATATATTAGAAATAATAGTTGATGGATGTGCCATACACAACACTACTCTTTTTCCAAGTGCAGGGACTGAATATATAGTAATAAGCGAGTGTCATTCCAGCTGTCATTCTAGCTGTTACTCTAGTTGCAAGAGAGGCAAAAGATAACAATGAGTGAAAAATTTACAAAACTAGCAGATTACTATACACAATTGTTCGGTGGTGACAAAGATAGAGTCCCCATGAAAAAAATAGATGAAGGAGTATGGTCTCACTTTGACGTTGATAAAAACGATGATGCTGTAGAGTACTTTAATCTAGACTTTACACCAAGAAATTTCGAGTACTTTGATATGTTCGCCAACTGGTTCCAGGTTTGTTGGCAATGGTATAAAGATGGATGGGATAGGCTACTAGAGGTTAGGGATGATGGAATAAGCGGTCCAAGTTTATCTTCGTGGGAAGAGCCATTTAAGTTATCTACGTTTACAAAGGAAAATTTGTCATTATTTTATTGCAATTTACCGATGCAGATACTCCAGCATGGATTTTTTCACTACGCACAAAAGGCAGATAAATATGCCGCACCAGTAGACCATACATATATGAGGACAGAAATACCAATAGACCAGCTTAAGATAAATAGGACGGCTCTTCATGTAGTACTAGCTCACGATAAGGATGGAGAAAAAGAACTGATAAAAATGCATAATGACCATGGACTAAATATGTGTGTAAACTTTAATTCCATGATATGTTCATTCGTGATCAAGGAAGGATCTGTTTACTATAGACCAATGGGCAGAGATTATTACGTTAAGATTAAAAATAATTTCAAAAAATATTATAAACCAAGAGCCATATTACAGGTCTTGGACAGTTTAACTGGATTATTCTATACAGAAAAAACTGACAGCATATTAGTTAGATTAAAAAAGGATGTTTTCTCTAGATGGATAAGCAGAGGGATAGATGGGAACTTTCTTGTGTTCGTACCATCAAGACCACATATACCTGTAGACGAAATGCAGTTATTTGTTTTAAGCTATTATCCTTTAGGAAAAGCACCAGAAGAAGCGAGGCCCATACGATGAGACTAATTTTACTTTGGCCTAACAATAAGATACCAACAATAGACACCTGGACTGAGTATTGTCCTGCTAACGCAGCATACGTAGATGATGAATTTATACCTAAGTTAAAAGAGGTCATTACCCACCAGTATCTAAACAGTGGGTCAAGGGCCAGACTACTTCTTGTTTTAGTAGAATCTCTATTTTACTCAATGCCTTTTATCCATAGCAAAGACGGCGATGAATATACCCTAAGGAGTCTTGTAAGGCTTAAGCCGATAAGTATTAGGGATTACAATATTACCATAGTATCTAATCTTGAAGACTATAAATCTGAGATTAAAAAATATGGTGAAAACGTAATAGAGTGTGGTGACGTTATAAGGAAAGAAAGAAAGTCAACAGATGAGACTGTTGAATTATTTTACTATCAACGGGAGATAATTGATGTCATTGAAAATTTATGAATTAGAAAATAAGCTTTTTGATTGTATTGATAACAGCTATGATAGCTTTACTAATAGCCAGATAGTAAAGATAACATTTCTAGTACAATTGCTAAAGAGCGATAATATTAGTTTTGATGTTGAGTGTATAGCTAATAGTATTAAGATACAAATAAACTCAGAGATACCTGACAGTTTGTCTAGAAAAATTGATAGCTTAGGGTTTGATATGGTTGATGGGGGTATAGTTATAAATGGTAAAAAGTAAGGTAAAATATATAGACAAGATATCGTATTTAATGAATCACTACAACGACGCCACAGATTACATAATAAAGCTAGATTATCCAATAGACTATAAGATATTTGAGAAGCTCTTGGAGCTAGAGATGACTAACAGCAATGCACTAAATACAACGTTTGCTGAGTTCGAAAGCCTTGACCTGTCAGGAAGACATATTATAAATCTGTCAAATAATATTAATATTAATATATTAATAAAGAATGTCACAGACAGTCAAATGGAAGAATTGCTTGTAAGTTACATAGATACAGATATGAAGAAGATAGTTTATCCGGCAAAAATAATAGTTCTAGTATCACTATATGCTTTGTACATGAGACATTTTTATGATATAGACATATTTGATAAGTGGGATGAAATAGTAAGTACTGTGCTAAACAAATTCATATATTATACTTACATAAAAGATAAGTATACTTTTGAATTTATCAACGAATGGTCCAAGTGGATGCTACTGCACATGATAGATACCAATAGGCAATTCGTGGATGATTTTAAGCACCACTGTAAGTATCTTTTTGATGTGGCATACGACTATCATTCTGGCAACAATAATAGCAAGATAGAAGATTGCCAATATAGAATTAAATCAGGGCTGTATGTTCCGTTAGCTTTTGTGATGAGAGACATGAAGTACAATCCATATAGAGCATATCCTACAGACAAGAAATTTGACTATGCTATATCAATATTTAAGGGTATGGTAATAAATGCTTTGGCTCCTACAGTAGACTATTCATTACTTACAGAAAGATACATTAATAACAATGAAAAACAGCCAGTGCACATTGACAGTATCGATGGGATGTCGGATAGCGATATATTAAGCGTATTAAAGGATGGCAATTATGTAATAACAAGCAACTGCAAAAGCAAGCGGGATCTTTTCCCTATAGAGGTAAGAAGTGAATAAATTTTTAGTTATTAAAAATGTATTAAATTGTAATAATAAATGTTGGTTTTGTTCTACTAGTGGAGACGGATACATAGAGCAGAGAGATATAGTAAGACTGTACGATACATATAAGTCAGAAAATGTTCTTCTTATTGGGGGAGAGCCAATGATGCTACCTCCTGAATATTACTCAGAACTACTGGATAAGGGGCTTAAGTTTTCTTTGCAGTCAAACATCATGCTATATGACTCTTCGTGGGATTGCGTGCTAACACATAAAAATTTCCAGGGACTGTCAGTCAGTGGTGACAAGTTTGATATCGTGGCTGATTTTTTTACTGCATACGAGATGGTTAGGGAAGTGGTTGGGTACTCACCGCCTGTCCTAATAGTATTAGATACCAACAAGAACGTATCTTTGCTTAAAGCAGAAGAATGGGTAAGTAGCTCTATAGCAAAGGATTTTCCACTAAAGATAAACTATATTGTTCCATCTGGCCTAGCCGCCAGGCACAAAGAAAGAATATTGAAAGTTTCAGATGTGTTTGATATATATACTAGATTGATAGATGCATGGATAGAGAGTGGGTTCCATGAAATACAGCCGTTTACAAATATACTTAACTCACTAAAAGGTGGAAACGATATCTGCCCATACATAAAAACATGTATCAATGATGATGTAATGGTTAATATAGAGACAGACTTTTCTTCGTACCCATGTCCAGTAATGGGTGACATGAGAAAAGAGAGAAAAGACTTAAAATATGATATACCAAAGAAGTGTTTTATATGCGATCACTTTAATCTGTGTAGGGGATGTACAATACGTAACTGGATGGTTGAATCCTATGATGATACAAATTATTGTGAATCTGCAAAGCGGTTCTTTTCAAAATTAAAGGGGATATCATATGTTAAAAAATAGGATGACACTATACATAAAACCAACTGAGCAGTGCAATCTTAAGTGTTTGCATTGTTATAATGCATCGGGGGACACAAGCTCTGTATTGGAAGAAGAAAGATTAAGTCCATTCTTGGCATCCATGGGACAATACATAGATAAGAATAGGCAGGGTATGTTTATAGATGTTGTGTTCCATGGCGGAGAGCCAACATTGCTAGGAGTAAAAAAACTAGAAAACATATATAAGACTATAAAATCATCGCTACCGTTCTTGGACATGGATTTTTCTATACAGACTAATCTATTGATGTACAATACTCCATTGGTTAATTTTATAAAGAAAAGATTAAATGGTCAAGTTGGAACATCATACTCTCCTGGAATTAGATTTGTTAACAAAGACAAGCGCCATGAAAAGGTCTGGTTAGAAAATATAAAAAAATGTAAGAAAGATGGGTTAGATGTGTATTTAGTTATAACATTATCGAACGATTATATCAGAGAGAATGAGCCTAAAGATTTAATACATTTTCTTGTCGATAATAATATATATGGTTTTCATTTTGAACCGGTAACAAGGAATGGACTGGCCGATAAAAACTGGAATAAAATAGCAATAGACACCAAGCGCTACGGTGAATGGAAAGCAGAATTTGCTAACTACTTGATAGAAAGTAATTTGTATACAAAGTTTCCTAAGAATGAGATTGTACGTAAAGCAAAATCTTTTTTTGATGGGAGATATATCGGTTGTTCTGGTCGCGATTGTATGTTGACTGTTATGACAATAAACTCTGATGGGACTGTTGGCACCTGCCCCAATACTAGTAAAGATAATCCAATATGCACACTTGATGATAACTTCAGTGATTTTGCTAATTCTACCAAAAGAAGAGACATGGCCATAAGAGAAAGATTCCAAAGAAAGGAATGCATGGAGTGTGAATTCTTCCCAGCTTGCAATGGCGGGTGCTGTCAGAGTAAGGAATGCTATGAGAGTAAAAGTTTTTTTTCTGTTATATCTCACCACATTCAACATAACGATAGTTTTTCTAATTACATAAAAAACTATATACGAGACGAGGGGTACTGCTCGTGATAGACATGGCTACGTCTCAACCGATACTAAGCATAGAAACAGGATACTTTAATCCCCACCTATGGATAACATACAGATGCTTTAATAATTGCCCATCTTGTTATCTTAAGGCTATGTCTAAGGAGGATAAGTCTTCAGACATGTCTATATCTGATCTTAGAAATCTTTTGGAATCAATGAAAGATTATAGGTCAAAATGGAACAGGATTAAGTTCACTCTGTATGGAGCTGAGCCACAAACATTATCTCCAGAGTACATAAGGTCTATGCTAACAAACATAGAAGAATTCTATAGCAACGCTGTCTTTGATATATATACGTCATTGCAAAAAATGAATGACGGTTGGATATCTCTATTAAAATATATGTCAGAAAAGAGTAATGGAGAAGAATTGTCAGCTGTCAGCTATGATGGATTAATGCGCGGAGAAGAATACAACAAAAAGTTATTTAGGAATGTTAAAGAACTACGCATGGCAGGAGTAAGAGTCTGTGTTATGTCTGTGGTTAACAAGACAATGCTAGAGTTGGGTCCACAAAATTATGTTGATGTTCTAGAGAATCTTGGTTGCCTGGCTGGCTTTAGCCTAAAGCAGTTTATACCAATCAAAGGACAACGGCATCTGTGGAATAAATACGCAACTAACATGTCTGAGTTCTCTGATTTTTCCATAGCAGTACACGAGGAAATCATTAAGCGTGGCCATAAAGAAAAAAGTGGAATGATATATGATGTAGCGCATCGAAATGACATAGGAACTGCTCTTGGTGGCGAGGTTGTGTTCATCGATGGAGGAATGAGATTTTTGTATATGGGATATAATAGTGACAAGGAAGAGTACCTCCAAGAGTTTGGAAGATTGAGCGACAAGTCTTCTTTTGAGGATATAGTAAATTCAGATAAAAGAAAGTCGTTTCTGTACAAGCAACGCCTAGTTAATAACCGAGCAGATTGTCTTGTCTGTGATTATGCCGGTAGATGCTTATCCGAGGTATACAAGGATGAGTATGATGATAGCGATGAATGTATAGGTGCCAAAAGATTTGTTGAATGGGTGCATAGCAACTATGGAGTTTTAAATGACACAAACATGTAGCATAATGGAGCGTCGAAGAAATCATCCATGGAGAGAAATAAGTATAGTACCAACATCTCTATGCACTGGCGGATGCAAGTTTTGTTTCCTTAACAAGAGTGTAGTTGGCGACAGAGATTGGGGAAAGCTCTACAATAATGTAATTAGCACATTGTCAAAATACGACTATGATAGTTCACATATAATAGTAAGAATATTTGGTGGTGAGCTTTTTATGGATCAGCTAGTTGTTGACCCAGTGTACAGAAGAAAGCTAACAAATCTGTTCTCAATAGTACACAAATTTATAGGAGATAGGGGGTGCTTCGATATTCCACTGTCACTAGAGAACATAAGCAAGAGTGGTGTAGATTTTGCTAAAATATTAAGCAAGAAATTTAATGTAAATATTTTAGTTCCATTTAGCACCGAGAGAATAAAAACTAGAGAAAAAGAAAAGAGATACTGGGAAAATTTAGAAAGACTTGACAATATCCTTCGCATAGGAATATTGATGACTAGCAAGGATGACTACGTTCCGTACATAAAGAAATTAAGTAAGTATGCAGCTATAGATTGGGAAGAACCGGTTATGATGGACGGATTTTCTTTCTCCTATAAAAACATTAAATTAAAATCTGATTTTCCAGCAGTAAGATGTGTATCTAATCATTTAAAAGCGATAACATCAAGGGGCGTTTTTACATGTGCTGGATTTACTAGGAAGCCATCTTGGATAGAAGATAAGGAATGGGATAGATTGTGTAACGATTTAGAGTATCTTGATTATGGATACCAACAGGTACTAGATTGGTATGGATGTAACGATTGTGAAAAACAAAACACTTGCCCTGGGATGTGCTGGAAAACATATTATGCACAAAAACATATATATAAAAACAGGAAGTGTCTTTATAAATAGGAGGGATAAGAATGCCGCCAACATTTACGCCGATTAAATCAACATGGAGAGGTAATACTTCTTCGGCGGATATGAACACGAATTTTGAGCAGATTTTATACGATTTAAATACTGCTTTCGCCGATATATCTTCACTAGTTGTAGATTTAAATAACATAGAGTCACGGATAAGGCATGATACTGGAGCAATAAGCTCTAGGCTATATGCTGTCAGCGGTCTTGTGTCCGCTTATGATAGGGCTGCGTCGGGGTACAAGATGTTCCATGAGGACTTCTATCTAACGAAGGATACAACCTATCCAGAGGATCTCCCTGACGGGGAAAAATGTGTTGTAGACACTCAGTTTGGCATAGTAACCCTTCCTGTTAGTAATAGTTTTTCAAAAGTATACACGATAGGCATATCTGATGGAAAGATATATAGGATGCCAGACCTATCTGTAGATGTTACTCCTAGCGATGAAGATGGAAACGTTAAGGTGGAAGAGCTTAGCGTACTTAATGCTTTTGATGGAACAGATGAGTCAGTGTGGGAAAGAAAGGTAAGATTTAATAGAGACCATGTCAAGGACTCAATATCCTGTGAGTTAGAATTAACATTACCATCTATGAGTAACCCATATGTCAACAAGGTATTTTTTAAGCCATACCCCGACGGGACTATAGATGTAACTGATGTTGAGTATGATACCCTAACCTCTCAAGATAACATACTACCAACATTTCCTGTCGATGGAGAAAACAACATAAGAAGCAAGATGTATTCTTTTAACAATATTCAGCCAACAAAAATGCGATTCTATCTTAGACAACGCAACAATGAGCTAGAAGAAGATTATAAAACATTTGTCTATGGGGCTCAGGAGATAGGGATAGAAAAGGTTGAATATAAACCAAGTGGCAAGATAGGTGTTAAGTTTACATTACCAAGCTACGAGACAGGATTGTTATCAAAAATAACATCGTTGAGAACAGATCCTGGGTACGATAACATAAAATATAAAGCATATTTATACATCTCTCAAGATGATTTTGATTCAGACACACCAGTGTGGACGTCTTCTAACTCTCCGATAACAGTAGATAGTCAGCTGGAGATAACTACCTATGCTACAGATAGTATCTGGGTGATGATTGAGATAGCCCAGGAGACAGGAGACTCTAGTAGCCCTTTGTTTGATTCTATAACATTAACTTATACTACCACAACATAAATAGCGGGAGACATTAATGGCCACAATCAATTACTGCGATTTTACCTCTGGCAACGATGACACAGGAGACGGATCTGCTGGTAACCCATATAAAAACATATATAAGGCATCCACTGGTCTTGCTGGTGGCGATGAAGTTAGGTGCGCCAAGAGCCCAGCTCACACCCTGCTATCTGGCAATCTCACATTTACTGACGGTACTACATCAATAACTACAGCACAAGATCTCACTGGAGTCCTATCTTCTAAGGATTTTGTGGGTAAAAACATTAGCTCAGAGACGTGGTGGGAAATAGAATCGATAACATCAGACACAATAACGTTAGCGGCTATATACGCTGGAACCAGTGAGACAACCTCAGCCTATAAACTTGGCGTTACTGATACAGGGACTGCCGCCACTGGAGCTGAAATAGTACAGCAGCCAGCAAGCGACGGGACATCGCTACAAAGCCTATTGGTTATTTCTGGGGGATGGAACCTAACAAACGAAGCGCAGGATGGTGAGACATGGTTTTTCCAGAGCGGTGCAAACAAGTATGGTTATGGCATACAAATGTATACTGGTGGAGATAGTTATATCCACTTACGAGATATTGGTTTTTGCAGATATTTGAATGGGATATATTTCAGGACTGCAACTGGAAGTAGCTTTACTAATATTTCTTCACTGGCTAGCGGTGATTCTAACTTTTACTGTGACACCGTAACAGACATCACAATATCAAACTATGAAACTTCACAGTGCTACCTCAACGATAGCGGAATAAGGCTATATCGGTCAACTGGTAATGTTGTGATTGATACAATGAATAGCTTTACTGATTCAATTGCTATAAGTACCGCCTATGATTGTGGATCAAACAGAGCTGTTAACGCAACGATAATGAGATCGCCTACGCCAATATACGTAGCTGGAACATTGCCGTACTTACAAAATATAACTATGGTAAACTGTGATATAGATATTTATTATCGGTCATTGTCTTGCTTGGTAATAGAGGGTATCACAACATCAGCTGGTGGCGACCCTAATGTTACATTTTACTCTTCACATAATTCACCAGACCCGCTTATTACTTGTCAAGGCGTTAATACTGCGGGAAACGACATGGCCCTGTATAGGCATGGAATATTGCGTCATTACACTGGAGATGAATCTAGGAGTGGGCAATCGGCTAGATTTGAGCCAACAAGCGCCTCAGAATACATAAGAATGAAGCTGCCAATACAGGTAGTAAATGGTACTTCATTAGAAGTAAAATTTTATATTAAAAAAACAGCTGATTTTAATGGTGATATTAGGGCTATTGTATACTTTCTTGGAAATCCAGCCTGTAGTTATAGTGCCATAGATGCCTCTACTGACTATGAAGAGTTTTCAGTATCTGTACCATCCTACAACATATCACAATCTGGAGCTGCTGAGCTATGGGTTGAGGCTAGAGGGACAACAGGGTATGTATACATGGAAGACCTATCTGTTGTTGGAAAGGACACTTGTGGAGGAAATTTTTGCATGTGGGAAGGAGGTTTTCCTACAATATGTGCAGGGATAGATGGGCTCTATCCTTATTCTGGCGACGTTAGGGAAGGAACTGTTTTCAGTGAGGAAAGTAGGGTTGGAGAGTTGTCGCCAGCGTCAGTCGGTGACGTAGAATATGGGGTGGCTTATGGCTCTGGGAGCATTGAGCTTAACGGAACCTTTGTAGTACCAGACGAGGCATCGGTTAAATCAGGGGAAACATATGGTAACGCAAGCGAGTTTACTGGTGCGTTTGATGCGGACTACCCTAGTGCTGGTGATGTCCAGGACGGCATAACATTCGCTAGTGGAACATATTCTGGCACGTTTACTTCGCCGTCTGAAGATGATGTGCAGAGCGGTGTTACCTATGGCAACGGTAGTGAGTATACTGGAAATTTTACCGAACCTGGAGAGGCAAACGTAAAGATTGGGACATCCTACGGCGCTGATGGTACAGAATTTACCGGCACATACTCAGCTTCTTGCGACTATCCATCAATAAATGATGTAATAGACAATGTGTCTTTTAATTTTGATACAGAAACAGGTAATTTTGTTGTACCAGGCCAAACTAACGTATCGGAAGGCATACTGTATGGTGTTAGTGGTGTCCAGTATGTAGGATCGCTAGACTATTCTTCGTCACAAAGCGTAACCAATCTATATAATACCTTAACTGATTTAAGCGCAGATTTTTCTTTGCTTGCTTTGGATTCAAGAATATCGAGTTTACAAACATCTATCAACGATACATTGGGTGGAATGGCAGTAGACTTGGATTCTATCGATGAAGAAATAAAACAGCTTCAACTAGATATAGCAGATATTATCGATGAGGTTAGGGGGTTAAGCTAATGGCAGTAATAATAATAAGCACAAACTTAGGTGACATAACACTACCAAGCCCAGACACAGTAGAAGAAGGGTCGCTCTATGGAATAAGCGGGGTACAGTACGTTGGCACAAAATCTTTTCCATCATCTCAAGGTGTTACAGATGTGTTTGACAGAATGTCTAAAATAAACTCTAAGATGACTAGGTGTGGTTTAGACTCTAATATCAATAGCCAGCAAGGGGCTATCAACACTACATTGCAATCACTGTCTACCAGCCTAGACACAGATGAGAGTAGCATAGAAACTCTACAAGAAGACATAGCTAATATTAAAAAATCATTAAGGGATAATTTTTAGGAGAGAAAATGGACCTTCCAATCATAGCAGCTACTGGGGCAATGTCTAGCGGGGCTTATGTCGAGTATATGATAGATTACCTGACTACCGCTTTAGATGACGTAGACACCGAGTTGGACAGTTATGTTGCAAACAAGACTGTTACCGACTGGTACTATAGGTGGGAAGAGATTCTTGCTGACACAACCACACGAGTGTCTACTCTAGAGTCAAACATGAGCAAGATAAAAGCTCAGCTAAGGATGCTAAAAGTAGTTGTAGATAATCTATAATATATATATATCTATATATACTTAACGTTACGTAACTTAACGTTACATGTTACACACTAGCTATTATATTATTAACAACTAGTGAATAACACGTTACGTTACATTACGTTATGTTTTATCTCTTAATATAGTCAAGTATGTTCTAGTTAAGTTCAAAACAAAATATGTAAATACAATAATAATACTATGCATGAACGTTATACTTAGTAAGTTGCTTAATATGCAGGCTATAGAAACATATATACTAAGTTCAATTATTGGTTCTAAGAAAACCCATGCAGGCTTAATAACTTTTACTACTAGCCATTGCTCTAATAACTTTCTAATCATTTATTCTCCTTCCAACAATAATCTTTATAATCACAATAAGCACACTGCCAGTCACCAGAATCAACATTTTTATTCTTCAAAAACTCTTCCTTCTCTTTCTTATTCAATCTATTAGAATCACATAAAAATTGTAATCTATCTTTGTTATATTTTAATTGGTAATCTCTTTCAGGGAGAACACCATCTTCCAGACATTTAGCTACAGTATCAAACCTGTGTATTATGCCAGGCAATGATAGTCCATTAGTAAGTTTTTTTCCATCTACGTTTGGTGTTCCATCAGAGTTTAGTGTAACATCAAACTCTCCTCTCTGAGCGTTACCCCTGTCTACATAAACCATCTTAAACAAAAGTTTAAAATAATCAATATATAGCATAACTTGCATAAGATGTTCTATCTTTGGTTTGCCCTTTCTATATGTTGACCCAAAGACTTCTTTCTGAAATTTATAACCATAACCTGTTTTTATTTCTACTCCGATGTCACCATCGAGTACTTTGTCATAAATTATAGCATCGGCCTCACCAGATATTTTATATTTATCATTAAAAAACTTTATATTGTTACCACGCCATATTCCCATTTCTTTGTATCTTAGCACTTCTATCTCTTCTACTTTTTTGCCGATACTTGTTATCCTGTATCCTCTAGCAGTCATGGGGTTTGTCCTTGATACACCTTTGCTCTGCCAATACATGGCTCTTAAACAGCCACCAACTACAACGTTTTCATTGTATTCATTGGTCACTGTACATGATGCCTGGGATGGATACCATCCGGTTCTTTTTCTTGCTTGTCTTTTTAGGTGAGGGTTCTCGAGGTACTTGTCTACGGCTTTGATTAACTCCATTTTTCTCCTTTTGTTATGTTAATTATTTTGTCCAATTGATCCCACATAGTGATTATACCATATTTATAATATATGTTCAACAACTTTTTATAAAAAATAGATAAAAAATAGTTGAAGAATGATCAAATATGTGGTATAATAGAGCCAGGTAGAAATAATGGATAGAATAAAAAATGGAGGCAGAAGTGCAAGAAGATAGTTGGATGAGATGTGAACGGGAATGGTTTGTTGTGTCACAGAGTGGTTCTTTTAATATAGACCCTAGAGCCCTAGACAAGGTAATCAAGGCATACAATATGTTGTTACAGAAAGCGTTATTTGGTGAAAGTGAGTATGTTGCTCAGGACCTTAAACTAACAGTATTAAGAGCGCGAGGTGCATCTGATGGTAGATAAGATTACTAATTTAGATGATCTCATGGCTAAGATAAGGCCCTTCCTAAGAAGGTATCTTGAGGAAAGAAACATAGATATAGACGGAAGTGGTGGATTTTTATGCATACATCCCGACCACAATGATCGCCGTCTAGGAAATTGTAGTTTCATTAAGGGTACAAAAGAACAAAAGTTCTTCTGTTTTTCCTGTGGTGCAGGGTCAGACATATTTGATGCTGCCAACTTCCTTGAGTCAAAACCACTAAGTGGGGAAGGGTTCATAGAAGGAAACGTTCTATATTTGGCTAACAAGTACGGTATAGACTATGACACCATAGAAGCTACTCCGGAGGAAATGTACACTAGAAGAGTGCATAGTGCTTATTCTGTGGCAGCAGATATCATATCAGAGTATCAACCCCTAGAGTACATAAGTAGCAGGAAATGGCCTGTAACGCTATGTAGAGAGCTAAAAATAGGTACTGTGCGTAGCCATAGCGAGTTCCTATCTAGGATGGAGCATAGGGGATTTGATGCTAAGTTTGTAGGAGATATAGATTTAAATAGATCAATTTTCAATGAGAGAATGTTAATATTCTCTATATCTGACGAGAAGGGCAGGGTTGTAGGGTTTTCTGGAAGGGATATGTCTCACGATAAGACATCTAAAAAGCTAAAGTTTATCAATACTAGCTCTAAGTGTCCCATTTATAACAAGAGCAACATTTTGTATGGTCTTAACGTTGCACTTAAAAACCCAACACCACTATATATATTTGAAGGATATCCTGATTTTGTTACAGCCTATAAGTATGGAATGACTAATATCTGTGCTATCGGCGGTACGGCATTAACCAGGGATCACATAAGGCTGCTAAGGGGATTGGGTATTTCTGATTGCATATTAGCCCTTGACGGTGACGAGCCAGGACAGCTAAGAACACAAAAACTGCTAGATGATTACTTTAGGGGTGACGAGACAATAAGAATAAGAGTGCTAAAGCTACCTAACGATAATAGTGACCCAGATGATTATATTAACGCTTATGGTGTTGATAATTTTAACAAACTCTCACTGCTTACTCCATTCCAGTGGAGATTAAGTAGGTTTGATTATGAGTCTAAGCCAGAAGATGTGTGTGATAAGCTAATACCACTAATCCTCAATGATCCAAATGAGATTCATAGAGAGTTAATGGCCAGAGAGCTTTCAGAGTCTACAGGAATAAGGCTGAAGACGATAGTTAGACAGATAGATAAATTGATTAACATAGAAGACGCCAGGAAAGACAACCAGATACAGTTGAGGTTGAAACAGGTCGCTGATGACATTAAATATACACCAGACAACCCAACATACATATTAGAAGCTGCAGCCGACGACATAAGACAACTTCAATCGCTTGCTGGTGAGGACATTCACGCTTCTAATGAGGTTTTATCATCGATAGATATCATTAAGGATGAGTTCTCCTCGCGAAAACCAGGGCTTCAGGGGTGGAAGACGGGCTTTGAGAATCTAGATACCGTCCTATCTGGCATTCCTAAACAAGACACAATGATAACCTTTGCTGGGGATAGTAATACTGGCAAATGTAAAAAGTTTGATACACCAGTGCTTTTATCCGATGGTACGTACAAAACTATAGAATATATATGTAAAAATAAATTGACAAATATTATGACTATGGATAACCACAGGATAGTTAAGTCAAAGGCAAGTGACTGGGTTGACTCTGGTAAATTACGATGTTATAAGGTAAAAACAGCGAGTGGGCTGGTTGACGAATCCTCTGAAACACATCCATATTATACTATTAATGGCTGGAAGATGGTTAAGGATCTTACTGTCGGCGATAAAATAGCTGTGCCAAAAAGATATGATATAGAAGGTGTAGATAGCATCTCTAAAGAAGAGTCATTGCTTTTAGGATTATTTTTATCGGATGGATCAATAACAAAAGCTGCAGGCTTTTCTAATACTGATAAAGAGTTATTGGGTTTGTTCAAGAGTTTAGTAAGAAAAGTTTTTAATGGTATTCCTAGTTTTAGATATGATAAGAATACTCTTTATGCTTCGTATTCTGGCCAAAAGGTTAACCCAGCATTAGATTTTTTAAGACAATATGGATTGCTTGGTAGGAATAGTCATAACAAATTTGTTCCAGATGAAATATTTAGTGGTACTAATGATATAATTTCTTCTTTCATTGGCGCTTTTTATGCTTGTGATGGTTGGTTCTACAACAACGGGAAAAGAGTAGAGTTGGGTTTGTCGTTATGTAATTATAATCTGATCAAACAGATACATTCTCTTCTACTTAGACTCGGGATAAAAACAAAGATATCTTCTGGTAAAGTTAAACTCAATGGTAAATGTTTCGATAGGTTTACGATATCTATCGGAGATTATAATAATATACTAAAATTTAATCAAAAGATTAATTTGCCATTGAAGTATAAATCGAATGCAATTAAAAAATATTTAAATAAAAATAAATGCTATGATAATAAAAGATATTCTTATAAGAATTATTTTCCTAAGGAACTTTGGTCTGTTATAAAAGATAAGTGCTCTGACAAGAAGATTCCAATGAACATGTTATTAGATAATGTTTGTAATGATACAGAATATTATGATAAAAGTAGAAATAAAAAAAGAACAAAAAAATATAATGTATCATTTAACAATAATATAAATCCTAATTTACTTAAAAAAATAGCAGAGTATTTAGATGATAACTTTCTGGAGTCCATTTGTGATGGAGACATATCATTTGATGAGATAACAGATGTTCAAGGAATAGGTATTCATCAGTGTTACGATTTGGTTGTCAATAGAACTAATAACTTTATAGCAAATGACATTGTCGTACACAATACTGGTTTTATGCTTAGCCTGGCCTTGAACTTATCTAAGCACAATGACAACATAATGACTCTTTTTATGTCAATAGATGACTCTAGGCAACAAGCCATGACAAGACTAGTTGCCATAGAAAGCGGATTAAAAATAAAGCAAATAACTCACCCATCTCAAAACATCAGCAATGATGAGGATAGAAAAAAATTAGTGCAAGGGTGGGATGCTGTGAGAAGACTTGTTGAGCAAAATAAGTTTTCCCTTAAAGATAACAGCCACGGTAATACACTTGATTTTGCAGAGGGGTGGATACGTTGGGCCAAGGATAACTATCCGAATAAGGAGATAGTATTCTTTTTAGATAACTTTCATAAGCTTGGAGATGAACGGCAGAAGGATGAAAGAATAAGATTTAAGCATGCCTCGGCAAGAATACATTCGATGAAGAACAAGCTTCACTTTACTGCTATCTGTACTATGGAGATTAGGAAGCTTATGGGTGGGGCAAAAAATCAAAGACCTATGCTTCAAGATATTTCTGAGTCAAAGCAAATGGAGTATGACAATAATCTTATCGGTATGATATATAATGACCTACACGCATCACGAGATAAGGCCAGTACTATATGGACAGACACCGTAGGTGGGGAGCCAGTAAGGCGCCCAGTGTTAGAGATAGATATACAAAAAAATAAGATAAGCGAGTATAAGGATATATTATATTATAAATTTGTACCAGAAAGATCTATCTTCTTTGAGTGTGGTGAGGATGAGATCCGAGAGTGGAAGAAAGATTACTCTGCTGCCATTAAGCAGGTACAAGACAAGCGCCACCCAGAGGCTGGCGGTAACCCATTTTTAAAAGTTTAAAATATGAGAATAAGTATAAACGAATTAATATCATACATTAAGTGTCCTTTATATTACAAATTTAAGTTTGTTGATTGTTTTAACGAAGAGAGAGATTTAAAGAGTTACTATAGAGAATACATAAAGCTATCAATATTTTATTTTTATTTTT